GAGAGACGGTTGAAGATAAGCTCAAGGACGGTAAGGCTGTCGCGGACCTCGAGGCGGGACAGCTGCATACGGCCGTCCCTATCGGCAATGATACCTTTCCCGGCAACCATGGAGTCAATTGAATCGCCGACCTCAAGACCTCCGAGAAGACGAATAAGGAAATCTGTCTGGTCGGGCTCTGTCTTGCTCAAAGCTTTTTGCGCAATCTCTTTCAGTACCCTCAGAGCGGACATGACCGTATTGTCGGTAGCAGGCCGCCCGTCCCAGCTTTTCAGAATATCAAGTGACAGCTGTTCCCGCTGCTTGTCCAGTATATATTTCAAGTCCGTCAGACTTGAATCCACCCGCGACTTCCAGCCTTTTCCCACCTGGTTGGTGCATTCTATTGTAGCAATGGAGAGATTGTCCAGTTTGCGCACGACCTTCGTCATCCGCGTGTCCCTGGTCCCGCCCGACGCTGAAAAATACTTGTCGCTCAGCAACCGCACACGCTGTCCCGGCAATAACGGTATCCGGTTCCGGTCTATATAAATATAGTCCGTGTCACCGCCATACTTGGACACGTCCTCACTGTATCTGGCCAGATAGTCATCCACGGCGGCCTTGTAGTCGAGCTCAGCCTGCGTCTCGTATTCCACCGGCATACGGAAGTTCCAGGGAATATATTCATTCCCGACAGCCGGTATCAGACTGCCACCCGGTATTTGCGTCTTGTCATCAGGATAGGTGTTGATGATTTCCCATTCCCTCGTTTTTGAGTCATAGTTTGCCTCGAAGTCACGCCCGGCAAGGTCCCCTGTCTGGAACGACACATGCTTCACCAGGCCGGCTATCTCATTCCCGTTCGGGTCAAACTGCATGCCGCTGTCCTTGAAATAATAGACAGTGAACCTGTTCCCGTCATCCCCGGTCTTCTCTTCACTGCGCACAGCCGTCACACTGCCCGTATAATGGGGGAATATTCCGGCAAAGGCATCCTCCTCCACGTGTTCATACAGACCGTAGTTCGTGTTACGGTCCACATATTTGGACCGGTCAGGGAGCTGGAGACGGGAGAAGCCGTAACGGGAGGGGTCGATGTTCTTTGTCGAGCCCAGGGGAATCAGACGCGTGAAGAACTTTACACTGTCACTGTTCTCCGACTGTACCAATGAGGTAAGCCCCCGCATATAGCCCAGTTCTACCGGCTCCCCATGCTCGCAGCGCGAAAGATTGAAGGTGAAGCCGTCCGTCCACCATTCCGTACCGAACGCTTCGGCAATCATTGTGGCGGCATCCCAGCAGGTGACATTATTGTATTCGATGGTCCGGTTGTCTGCCACCACCACGTCGCCGATGCTCCAGACCTCACGCCCGTAAATGCGGTTCATGTTCTCCACCCACTTCTGCAGGTGCTCCCGGGGACCGCCGTCAAGACTGAACTGGGGGTTATAAGCCCCATCGGTCAGATGCAGGTACTTCACTTGCTCCGCGTCATGTATGGGGGCATAGAACTTCACCGAATAACTGTAGGTCTGTGTATCCTTCTGCCTGGGCTTGTACTCCTTCTTTATACTGAACTTCACTCCCTCCAGCAGCACATAGTCCTCCACGTCCAGCATCACGTAGGACGGGTGGGTAAAGGAGACCGACACAGAGTATTCCTTCATCAGTTCCTGGTTCCAGGTGGAGGAGGAAGATGTGGAAACCGTCAGTTTCAACTCTCCGGACCGGTTATAGATTTTGAGTTCCATTCAAACAGCTTTTAATCGTTATTTAAAGAGTTCCGGGTTTCGGTTCCCGAAACTTCATTTTCCATCTCTCTACGACCATCCCGCCGGATACATCCGTCACGGTGTCGAAGTCGGAAGAAGACTTGTAGTAGAACTTATAGACAGATGTCCTGCCCTTTACCTGAAGGTTCACCCATCCGGAATACATGACCTTCATCAATGCCGCACGGCGGGTCTCGCATTCCTCCAGAGAAGAGGCGTATATGGCGAAGTACAACGTCACGTCCCTGGCCTTACAACACGGAGACGGCAATACCTCCGGCAGCTCCTCACCGTTACGCTCCCGAAAATCCACAGAGGTGTATGCCTTCATTTCAAGCGGTTTCAGCAATTCACTGAAATTGAAGTTGTCCTCCCGTCTGTCCTCACAGAGGAAAGCGGAATATTCCGTCCAGGCATCCTTGCCGTTGACGGTCATGTATCCGGTCAAATCTTTCATAACATCAAATGGTTTTCCATCCGTCCCGGTCCTTACTTGCCAGGAGGTCGAATATGTCTTGTAATACTTTGCAGTAAGCAGTATTCTCTGCTATCTGCTGGAATATGTCATGGTCTGCCGAACGCCCCTGCTTCAGCTCTTCCAGCAACTTGTGTATGCCGCCGGCATGGTCCTGCAGGGAGGTGAACAGACCTTCCAGCTTGGTGCCCTGCTCCTGGGTCAAGGCAGTAAAAGCCCCGCTGCGTCCGGACTGGGAACTTGAACTGCCGGAAGAGCCTTCCCAACCGAAATCCTCCATTATCTGTTCCCGCTGCGCCAGCATCTCATCAATCATCTTCTGATAGTCTCCACGCAGTTTCTCCGCTTCCATGGAAGAGAGCCCGTCCTTGTCGGCCATGTCAGCCCATGAGTCGTACAGCTTCTGTATCTTGTCCTTGTACCGGGTGGCCACCAGTGCGGAGAAAATGGCATTCTGAAGGTACTTCTCAAAGCTGCCGGCAAAATCCTCCGAAGTGGCGTCCATATCGGACAGCATGGAAACGAAGCCGTTGTAGAAACTGTCGAAGTCCGTCTTCGTCAGTGCCTCCTTACGGGCATCCTGCACCTCCTGCCAGGCTTCCTCGCTCTCGATAATCTGCTCGAGGTAGTTCCGTGTGTCCTCGTGCAGCTCGCTCCAAAATCCGCTTGCTTCATCACGGAGTCTCACCAACTGCTCATACGGGAGGTCGAAGAGCCCCGTCATGCGGCCGTCCCCTATGCCGTATTTATCGAAGTCACCGCCCAGCACCTTCCTGGCTTGCTCCCAGGCAGACCGGGAAATATCCTTGCGCTGGTCGGTACCGTGCGAGGCGCTTGACCCCACGCCCAGGAACCCCTTGCTCGCACCCGCATTCAGATAGGCCTTGCCCATCTCGCGGGCATAGTCCTGCTGTTTCTTCAGCAGCTCGCGGGCACGCTCATAAGAGTTATCCGCATTGGCGAAGTCGTCCGCCTCCATGGAGGAGACAAGCTCCTTCTGCTTGGAAATGACCCTGTCGAGCACTTCCATATAGCTCTCGTATTTCTCCTTGGCCTGCTGGTAGCGCCTTTCCGAGCGTTCACCTCCCCAGTCGACACCGAACAGACTGCCCACGCTCTTGACGGCACCGCCAACGGTATTCACCACACCGCTTATCATGCCGCCGACGTCCATGCTGAGAAGGGACCGGGCAAACCCGCTGATACCTTCGCTCATGGTGTTGAAACCTTCCACCACGCCTTTCACATTCTCGTCAACAGTGACGCCGAAGCCTTCCAGTGTGGAGATGATGGTACCGGCAGCCTGACCGTAGGATGACATCCTGCCCGCCACACCCTGCAACGATTGCGCCAATGCCGCCTGCTTTTTCAGACGGTTGTTCTGGGCGGCTGCAAGGTTCCTTTCAGCCTGCTCCTGGGTCAACAGTCCGGCTACAAGTCTGCCGGTCTCGTCCCTATACATACCCGTAACCACTTCACCTCCTGCCATTACGGTGTTCAGGTCTTCCTGGGCGCTCTCCACTGCCGCCTGGGATTCGCCGTACTCCGCCAGCGAACGTTTCAATTCCCGGAAAGGCTTGCGGTCGGCAATCTTCAGGTCTATATCCGTAAGGGCATCCTGCAATTCCTTTAAATCGGACGGGCGCAGCTCCTTGGCGGCACCGCTGATATATTCCCTCAGCTTGTCGCGGAGAACGAACAGCGCTTCAGTGCTCTGTCCGTCCAGGTTACCGAATACGTCGGCCAGGTTGACGGTCTTCTTGAATTCCCCGAAGTCCAGTTCCTTCAAGTCGTTGTCCCGTTTCTTTTTCAGTGATTCCTTCTCGCCTTCGGTTTCGGCACGGGCTATCTTCAGTCCATAATCCTGCACGATGGCAAGGCGCTTGTCCTGGTAAGTGCCGTATTCCTTGTTGTAGTCAATCCAGTCCTGGCGGTTCTTCTCGCGCCATTCCTTTTCTATATTATAGGTGTCCTGCAGGTATTGTACCCGGGCAAGGGCGCGTTGTGCCGTCGCGCCGTCCTTCACCTGCCTCTCTTCTTCGGGAGTCACCTTCCTGCCCGCCTTCCTTGATTTCTCCAGTTTGGCAAGGGTATCGCGTTCTTCCTTGTCGATAGCGGCAAGAGTGTCATTATACTCCTTTTCGGCAAGCGCCTTGCGTTTTTCCCGTCCCTCCACCATCACGGCGATGCGGGCGGCCTCCACTTTCCGCTGGGCACGGATGCGGGCGTCGGCAAGCTCGGCGGCATAGTCAAGTCTGGTACCTTTGGAATTTTCTTTGTCCGTCTTCTCCGTGATCCCGGCTTCCTTCAGTTTTCTGGCGGACTCCATCAGTTTGTCATTGTATGTTTTTGTATAAGTCTCCGCATCCTGCTCCGCTACTTCCTTAATGGCATTCTGTTTCCCGATACCTGCATTCCAGACGGTTTCGGCCCTTGATGTGCCTTGTTTGTCGGACATGGAGCCCGGAGTCCATTGAGGGTCAAGGAACAGGAATGAAACCGCCTTGTCTTTCCAGCTTGGACCCTCCTTCTTTTTCCGGTCTATCTCCGTCTGGGCCTTCAATGCCTTTTCCGCCTCTTCCGCTGCCAGCTTAAAGGCTGCGGCAGCCTCCGCACGCAAAGTCATGGCCTGGATAAAGGCCTCCGTATTTGTAACCAGCGCGTTCTCGGCTTCATCCACATTGCTTACGGACACGCCCAGCTTGTCAAATTCGTCCTTGTTGTCCGTAATGAACTTCTTTTTCTCTGCCAGGTCATTGCCCAGCTGATTCCAGCGTTCCTGCAAGGAGCGGATTGTAACAAGCTGTCTGCCGAGGCTGGAAGTGTCCAGCGAGTCATTTATCTTTTCCTGGGCATCCGCCATCTCCAGGGCGGCCCTGCTTCCTTTTCGCATCCGGCCGGCAAGCTCCCATATCTCTTTACTGTATACGACAGTCAGCGTGATGGCGGTAGCCATGAAAGTCTGCCACGAGAAAAGGGACGAGAGCACCTGCTTCCATACCGGTGTCGCCTTCTGGCCTGCCGCCGTCAGTCTCTCGTACTCCTTTCTGGCATTGCCCACCGCATCCGTAAACATCGGGATGTTGTTGGATATTGCCAGGAAGAACATCTGCGGTCCCATGGCCAGTGACGGAAGCTCGCGGGCTATCTGCGCCATGCTCATCTTCACGCTGTTCAGTTTCGGTGCGGGGTCATTGCCTATGACGGGTGTCTCGCCCGCCCGTTTTTTGGCAGCCTCGTATTCCTTAAGCTGTTCCTTCAACCCGCCGATGGCACCCTTCAGCGCCTGGATGTCAGCCATCTCCCTCTCACCGGCAAGCCCTTGTTTCTGGAGATTCTTATACTCCTTCTCCAAATCTTTCAGTTCCAGTTTCAGATGCCCGATCATCCGCCTGGTGAAAGCCTCCATGTTGGCCACGTTGCCTTCCACCGACCTCATGCCCGCCAGCGTCTTGTCATCAAGGAATATTTCAAGTTTAATGGGATTCATCAGCGTTTTCCTCCTCGTCAAGCAATTGTTGTAAATAGTCCGCCGGAGATATGTCCGGCTGCCCGTTGCGGCTTCTCCTCTCGGCAACCATCTCCTGCGTGGTCTTCTTCCTTCCCGGCACATGGCGGGGGAAGTCCTGCCACATCAGCATCAGCATCGGGCAGTTCACACCGCGCATGATGTAGTCCACACTCCAGCCCGTGTCACGGGCTATCTGTCCCACGAGACCGAACGGGCTATGGGCGGGTTCCGTGTACCCCTTTAACTCCCGTTCTGTTTTCTTTGGCTCAGATTGGGCGCCGTCAGGCTCATTACCTCGGCCAATCTGATAATATTCCCGAAAGGGATGGTACTCATCGTACTGAGTGCAATCATCCAGGCGTCTTCCAGGGCGGAGGGGTGCATGCAGCTGCGCAGCATCCATGCCACCGGACGGTTCAGAAGCCTGCCCGACACCCTGCCGCGGACGATGGCATATGCCACCATGCGGCTCACTGTCCTGGTGTGCTTCACCATAAACTCCAGCTTCTGTTCAAAAGTGTAGGCCCTGAGTTCCTCGTGTGTCACACCCAGTTTCAGATACATCCGTGCCATGCGGCAGCGGCTTTCCAGGGTTGGTATCCGCATCACCCAGCGGATGTGTCTCCCTCCGGGAAGCCGCAGCGGAAGGGAAATGCCGGCATCCGACATGACCCTCTCCGCAAGGGATTCCAGTTCAAAGTTCGGTTTCATGGGCAGCCCCCCATTAGTCTACAGCCTCGGTACCCGTATCCGGGTCGATGCCCTTGGCGAAGAGCTTCATGCGCTTGCCCTCAGAATTCTTCAGCAGCTCGATGTTCAGAGAAAGCCCCAGCACGTTGGAGGAGTTGATGCCGTTGGCAAAGTCACTGCCGGTCACCTTGGCATTGTAGAAGCGCAGGGTCTCGCCGCTGTCGGCAACCACGTCCATCACGCCCGTGGCTTCCCAGTTCTCGGGGGGCTCCCAGTTGTTCTTGGCGTCCTTCGTGCCGCCGATGGTGTTCACCAGGCTCTCGGCGTTCAGCTCTATCAGGGTGCAGGTGAATGCCTTCTTGCCGGGATTGGTGGTGAGTGTCATTACCGGGCCGTCCTTCACCTGCGCGGCGTAGATGTCCGTGGTACTCGGGGCGCTCCCGGCAGGCTGCAGGCCTTCCTCGCTGATAAGGCCGATTTCCTTCTCCTTGAATTTGAGGTGCGCCAGTCCGTAAATTAATCCGTCCATAAATTCTTTTGTTTTTTAAGTTCTGTTCAATCGCCGTTTAATCAGTATCAGAAGAAGGACGGCAACGGCCAGCCGACCTGTCCATATTTGAAACCACTGCCAGCCGGTGGGTTCCCTTATCACCTCAGGAGGCAGGGTCTCTACCGCTGAGGATGTCTCGTTGCGGATACGTGTCAGTTCTTCCGTCAGCATTATTACCTGGCGTGCCAGACTGTCGCAGGTGGCAGTCACCTCCAGGCTGTCTTCCGATATGCGGTTGACATTCACTGTTGCCTGCCCGCTGCGCTTACTGAAGCCCGTCCCCACAGGTATCGAGGTCAATATCTTCGTCGGAAATGCCGTCCTCGCCACACTGGGAGGAACGGGCTGCTGAAGGAGAGCGAACCCGCTTCTGCCTTGCAGGCTGTCGGTATGATGGCTGGTCTGCATCAATTCCCCCTGACTTCTGCAACTCGATACGGATAGGACAATCATTATAATGGCGGCAAGTGGAAGCCTTACGGATAGTACGGTTGAGTTCACGTACCGCCTTGTTAAGCTTGATGTTCTCATTCTGCAATTCAATTAATGTCCCCGAAAGGTTGTCATACATTTCTTTATAGGCATCGTTCCGCTCCTTGGCGGCGATTACCTTGCTGTTCTCCCGGTGTCTCAACCATGCCCAGAGGGAACCGGCAATGCCGCTCGGCACAAGCCACTGGAGAATCTGCATTATCGTTTCCATGTTCATGGCCAAGTAGTTTTCAATAATCACTTAAAGCAGGCTCCAACCCGTGATAATGTCCTCCATCACGGCAGGTACTCCGTTTTCCACCTGCGACATCGCAGCCGCAAAAGCGCACATCGTACCTTGATCACCCACATCGGGTACATAGCTTGCCGGCACCTGCATCTCCTTGCACACACGGCTGATGTAACCGTTCGTGTTGTTCTCTGTGGGTGGCGCCCAACGTCGGATAAAGTCGGCAATGGTGCGGCAGCCGTGTTTGCGGCGATAGTTCTGTAACAACTTAAGACCGGCACGGTAGCCGTAGGCCATCGTCCTGAACTGGCAGAACGAACGGTCCTGCGAAGGCCGGATTTCCCCCTGCCACACGGTGGTGGCAGAGAGACGGATATTCAGCGGGTTATTGTTGCGTAGTCCTCTGCTCATCACTATGCCTCCAGTTCTTCACCCGCATCCTCCGGAAGCGGACCAGCCTTCTCCTCTTCAGCCTTTGCGGCAGCCACGGCAGCTTCACGACGGATCTGCGCCCAGTGCTTGTCGGCTGTCACCTCCGCATCGGAAGTCTGTGCCGTCTTGCCATCATAACTGTAGATGGCACCGATAGCCTCCTGCTTCTTCGGCATCGTGATTTCGTAGTGGCGGAAGTTTACAAGACTCTCCTGGGTCTGCGGATTGGTACGCGCCTCGTTATAGTACATCTTCGTGGAACCCTGGGCACGGAACATGCGGGGCACGTAGAAGGCAACGGACGCCTGCATGTCCGTCTCGGCGGGAGAAGTCCCGAAAGGAACCTTCACCCCGGCATTGGTGAAGTACGGGCAGTTTACAAATTCATAAATCTCGAAACCGTACATGTTCGTCACCTTACCGGTGGTGTAGTTGTAGTACTGCTCACGGAACTTCTGGTCTTCTTCCAGAAAGTCGTTGATATGGTCGGGACAAAGCACCAGACGACGTCCGTCAGTAGGAACCTCTGCCTTGTCGAAAGCGCGTTTCAGGGCGATGACATCCTTGCGTGTCATCTTCTTGCGGCCCGTAGCGTCAGCCTCACCCGAAGTGGGGACTACAGGGGTGGTTTTCGTATTGCTGTAAGGGGACAGCGCATGGATGGCCTTCTTGTACTTGGCCGTGTCAATGGCATTGCTGTGGCGCTGTACATCGGTGGAGAACTTGTCATAGGAAATGGCATACAACTGGTCGTCCGTCACGCGGGTCGCCTTCGTCTGGTATTTGTCCAGGCCGATGGGAATATCACCTTCCGTAAGATTCTGGACCGGAATCGGATAGGTGGTATTGTTTATCAGCACATCCGGATCACCTCCCACATCCACCAGATGGATGACCTCATTCTCGGCCTTGGCCGAATAGTCGGGAATCCCGTTCAGAAAACTCGCCGCCAGCCCCGCATTCAGGCGTTTTACCAGCTCACCGGTCCACACCTCAGTATATACGCCCTCAAAGGCTGCGCCCAGGGGCATGAAGTTTCCAAGCACAGCCGGAACAACCGCCCCGGTCGCTGCGCCATAAGCGGGATCCATTCCCACCACATTCGCCAGGACGACGCCCATCAGGACGTTGAACAGCGTTCCGCAAATAAATTTCATCATGTCGTTTTACGATTTTACAAGTTACTATTACTGTTTCTCCTCTCTCAGAACTTAGGGCAGTCTATGCCGTATTCCGCCTTGTACAGCTCACGGTATCTGGCCGGGTCGTTCTCGCGCATCAGCTTCAGCTGCGATTCCGGCACCTCGCTCAGTTTGCCCCACTGTCCCGATACCATGCCGGCACTCGACGCACCGCCTCCACCGGTGTTAAGCAACTGCATCGGCTTGGTGGCGGCAGCCATGCTGTCCAGTGTCAGTTTCAAGGAGTCCGCTCCCATTGTCTTGCCCAGACCGATGAAGTGTTCCCTCTTGTCCGCATTGAACTTTCCTGCCTTGATGGCTTCATCCACCATCTGCGTCACACTTGCCAGCCTGATCTCGTCCAGCTGCTTGCGCAGTTCCATGTTTGCGGTCTGATGTCCTTGCAGGATACCTATCCTGGCAAGGATCTCCGCTTCTGTCGCCGTCTCCGGCAGGCCCAGCTTCAGGGCGATAGCTTTAAAATCTGCATTCATAGTCTCTTTTGTTTTTGAGTTATTGCTTGGCGGGGTTTGTCCGCCGTCTGTTTTCAGAAGGGGCAGTGCGGTGCAGTCTTCGCCGGTGGCAAGTTTCAACTCATCGCCCCGGTAAGAGAGCATGACTATATTGTCGTCATTACCGCCCATATCCACCATACTGACCTCCATCAGCCTGCACCTCGTGATGGTCGGACGTGTCTGTCCGGGTTTCAGCAGTACGGGGTCGTCACTCGACTCCACGATTTCAAAATAAGGGCTGCACATCTTCAGAGTACCTTTGTCCCATTGCTGCTTTGCCAGCTTCGACTCGTCACGGACTTCATCAAAGTAGGGTTCACCGGTGATTTCGGCACCTTCCACTTTCAAATCCCTAATATTTCCGATAATGATACCCCTCCAGTGCATCCACAGCATGACGGGATTTCTCCGGAACTGCTCCAAATCCACCCCGTCAGTCTTTACCCAGGTGCCGAAGCAGTTCAATGTCTCGTTTGATATTCTGATTCTTTTAGCCATGATTTCCGTCTCATTTTGTCGCAAACTTACAGCTACACCCATAACCGCACAAAAAAGTGGGTAACGGTTGCCCTCAAGTGTGCAACCGTTTTGTAACTGTGTGCAAGCATTGCGCCGTTTTTTCGTGCCCCGCACCACACTTCGCAACTTTGCCACTGTAAACAAGAAATTTCAAGGTATATGGCAAACAGTAAGGACAAGCAGAAATCGGTGGCGAAGCACCTCTACATGAAAGGGACCCCCACCGCACAGATTGTGGAACTCACCGGAGTGAGCCGCCAGTCCGTCAGCCGGTGGCTGAACACTGAAGGCTGGAAAGAGGAACGCGCCGCACGCGAAATGAGCAAGGAATCCATCACCTCCAAGACCCTTTCCAAACTGGGGGACGCCATCGACAAGGCGGACGGTGACGAAAGAAGCATCGGGCGCATGGCGGACTCGCTGCTGAAATCCGTCAAGGCTATCAAGGAAATCAACTTGAGCACCACCATTGTGAACAAGGTGGATACACTCATAGAGTTTGAGAACTGGATGGTAGCGCACCGGGACGAATATCCCGAGATAGACGACAAAATGCTTGTACTCATCAACCGTATGCACAGCGAATTCATGGGAATCAAATTCAAACAGAAATGACAGCGGAAGAAAAGAAAGAAGCACTGCTGCGGTGGAATGAGCACTGCCAGCGTCTGTTGCGCCTCACCTCAAAACGCAAACCGGAGACTGAAGCCGAACGGAAAAAGAACATCGCCCGTGCCTTGAAGGATTATGACTACTTCTGCCGGCGGTACCTGAGCCACTACTGCCAATGCCCCAATGCAAAATTCCACAACGAGGCCGCCCGTTACATCGAGAAGCACCGGGAAATGCGGGCCGTTTTCAAATGGCCGCGCGGACATGCCAAGTCCGTACACTTGGACGTGGGAATCCCCCTATGGCTGAAGTTCAAGGGGGAGCTGCACGTCATGGTATTGGTGGGGAAAAGCGAGGACAATGCCGATGCCCTGTTGAGCGACCTGCAGGCGGAACTCCAGTTCAACCAGTACATTGTCGAGGACTTCGGCGAGCAATACAACTCCGGATGCTGGCAGGAGGGCGAATTCGTTACCAAGGACCAGTGCGCCTTCTTCAGCCGCGGACGCGGGCAGTCACCACGAGGACTGCGTTTTCGCGACAAGCGTCCGGACTATATCGTGGTGGATGACCTTGACGATGACGAGATGTGCCGTAGCGAGGCGCGTGTGCGAGAGATGACAAAATGGGTGAAGGAAGCCCTTTTCGGTTGTTTTGGCGGTAAGGAAGGACGCTTCATCATGGTAGGCAACCTCATCGGCAAGAACAGCGTGCTGCAAAAGATGACAGACAGCGACACCGTATATACCAGTACCGTCTATGCAATCGGCAAGGACGGGACTCCCGCCTGGCCGGAATTTTACACCATCGAACTGCTGCGCAGTCGTGAACGGTTCATGGGCTACCGAAGCTTCCAGAAGGAATACATGCACAATCCCATCACCGAAGGTGCGGTCTTCCAGGAACGCTGGATCCGGTGGAAGCGGATGCTCAAACTCCGCTACTATGAAAGCCTGGTGCTCTACATCGACCCCAGTTTCAAGGACAGCAGCAAGAACGACTACAAGGCCGCCAAGTTGTGGGGACGTCCACGCGCCGGATTGAAAACCGCCAGTCCCACAGAACTGCATTGCCTGCGTGCTTTTGTGCGTCAGTGCAGCGTGGGCGAAATGGTGCGATGGGTTTATGACCTTTGGGAGTCACTGTCCGAGGACGCCGCCGTCACCATCTACATGGAAGCCAACTTCATGCAGGATACCATATTGGACGAGTTCGAGCGTGAGGGCAGGCAGCGCGGCTACCAGGTGCCCGTCACCGCCGACAAGCGGAAGAAGCCGGACAAGTTCGCCCGCATCGAAGCCGTCAGCCCGCTGTGGGAACGCGGTCTGGTCTTTTACAACGAGAAACTGAAAAATGACAACGACATGAAGACCGGTATCGAACAGACCCTCGCCTTCGAGAAAGGAAGCCGCGCCCATGATGACGGCCCCGACGCTGATGAGGGTGCCATCTACAAACTGCAGAAGCAGGTGCGTGAGGAAAATTTCACACCGCGCATGGGAGTACGCCAGCCGCCCTCCCAAGGCTGGTGAAAATTAAGAGTTCATGCATCACTAAACATTAACCGCTAAACATTATCCCCATGTTCATTACGGAAGACGATTACATACAGATTGGAACGGAGGCATTGAGAATCATGCAACAGAGTTCACCCGACAACCGCCTGGCAGCGGAACAGCGTGCCTTGTCACGCATTGCATCGGCCCTGCGCGAGCGTTACGACATACAGAAGGCATTCGCCTGCGAAGGAGAACGGCGGGATGCCGAACTGGTGGGATGTGCGGTCGATATCGCCCTCTACCACATGTCAGCGTCGCTGCCCCAGAAGATGGGCTCCGAGGTGCGCGAGAAACGCTATAAGGATGCCATAGAATACTTGAAGGAGATACAGGCGGGACGTGTAATCCCCGACATTCCCACCGTCATGGGGCCGGACGGAGAAGAGGATTTCCATAACCCCATCCGCTACGGATCAGCCGCCAGGAACGAGTATATCTGGTAAGAAATATGGTTTTTCAATTATTCATTTTCAATTAACAGACTATGTCCAATCGCAATTACAAGAAACAGAACCCGGTAAGGATTGGCAGGGTAAACCTCGGCAATCCCGCCGAGGTGAAGCGGGTGACCAGACTGTCCGTCGACCTGCAACTGCAGACCGAGGCGCTTACCAAGAAAGACATGCGCGCCTGGCGCAACGCCTGGCAGTATGCAAAGAATGTGGAATATCCCAACCGTGTGCCGTTGTATGACGTGTATGGCGACGTGGAGGTGGACATGCACCTCACCGGATGCGTGGGACAGCGCAAAGGGTATGTGCTGAACAAGAGTTTCCGCATCGTGGACCGAAAGGGGGTGGAGAACCCGGAACTGACGGCCATATTCGAGGCGCCCTGGTTCAAGACCTTCATGGACCTGGCACTGGACGCGCACTACTGGGGGCACTCGCTCATCCAGTTGGGAGATGTCATCTCCGTGGACGGGACACCCGCCTTCAGCGAGGTGCAGCTGGTACCGCGCCGCCACGTCATCCCCGAATACGGGGTCATCGTGGTACGCCAGCAGGAGGCATGGCAGAACGGCTATGACTACCGGCACAGCGAAATGGCGGACTGGACGGTGGAGGTGGGCGGCACGCACGACCTGGGGATGTACCTCAAATGTGCCCAGCATACCATTCCCAAGAAAAACGTATGCTCCTTCTGGGACATGTTTTCCGAAATATTCGGCATCCCCTTCCGGGTGGGAAAGACCACCAGCCGGGACTCCAAGGAGCTGGGACGTATCGAGAAGATGCTGGGCACGATGGGTGCAGCAGGCTGGGCGCTCTTTCCCGAAGGCACCGAGATAGAAATCAAGGAGTCCACCCGCGGGGATGCCTACAACGTCTTTGACAAACGCATAGACCGCGCCAACTCCGAACTGTCAAAGGGAGTGCTCACCGAAACCATGACTACGGAGAACGGCAGCAGCCTTTCGCAGAGCGAGGTGCATCTGGAGGTGCTGAAGAACCTTGTCAGCAAGGATGCCGACAACCTGCGGGACGTCATCAACTTCCAGCTTATCCCCAAAATGATAAAGCACGGTTTCCCCTTAAAGGGATACCGTTTCGACTGGTACGAGGGCATAGACTTCACACCCGAGCAGCAGATTGCCTATGAACGCCTGCTGCTGGAGAACTACGAGGTGGACCTGAAATATTTCATCGACAAGTACAATGTGCCCATTATCGAGAAAAAAGCGCCCGCACCGGTGGCTGTCCCGGCAGGCAAGGAAAATGGCAAGGGGGATGGGGAACAGAAGCTCTGTTTTTTCGACTGAGCCCTTCTGACTACGAAGGGCTGCACAGACGAGCCTTGCTGGCATATTACGGAAATGCACTGCCGCTGGCTGACAGTGGGGAAGATGAAGAAGAGGAAATAGATACTGCTGCCGTGGAGGCGTCTTTTGTCCTGCTGATGCGCTGGCTCCACCGGCAGCCGGAATTCACACCGGAGATGCTGGCGGACAAGGAGGTGCAGAAGTTCATACGCGACCATACCGATACGCTGGACCGTGCCGTGGATTATTCAGTCCGTCAACGCCCCATGGACGACATCAGCATACGGCGGCTCAAGGAAAGCAATTACGTCTTTTCCGGCTTCAAGACCTTCCATGAGCTGAACGAGGCGTTCCCCTCGCTGCTCGATGCGGACGGGAACCGGAAGCCCTTTGAACACTTTTTGAATGACGTTCAAAAGGTGAACGAGACCTATAACCGCTGGTACCTGAAAGCGGAATACAACTTCGCCATGGCATCTGCCGTCATGGCTGCCAGGTGGAAGCAGTGGTGGGACGATGAGGACCGGGACCGCTACCTGCTGCAATACCGCACTGTGGGCGACAAACGAGTACGCGAGGCACACCGGGCACTGCATAATGTCACGCTGCCCATTACCTCACGGTTCTGGGATGAATACTTTCCTCCAAACGGGTGGAACTGTTTTGTCGCAGGAACCCGGGTACTCATGGCCGGTGGAGAGTGGAAAAACATTGAAAATATACAAAGGGGGGAATCAGTCATAGGAGGAAGTGGTGAGTACCAACTTGTGACCGGTACCCACATGAAACCGTTCAATGGAGAAATGACACGTATCCGCACCAAAAGGGGAATTACCACGTGCACCCCAAATCACCGTTTCCTGACGGCCGGAGGATGGACCGCCGCTTCTGACATCCAGACTGGAGATATACTTCTGCAGGTCGGTAAAGTCGGCACGTTCAATAAAGCCGTTAACGCAATACACAATTTGTACACCCTCACCGGATATGTGCTGATGGCGTTGGTACGAAAGTGGAAAACGGTTGCTTCCAAGACAGTCAATGGCAAGATTCAAGGAAGGGATATAGAAATCGACAATGTATATGCCAAATAATTTTCTAAACTCGAAATTCAGATGAAGAGACTGAAGGTAATCATAAAGCAGCTGTTCGTGCCGACTCGGAGGAAGCTTCAGGGCGGACATGCGTTCCGGATATGTCCTGCGGGTAACAAGGGAATTTGCGAGCGCCCTCTCTCTGACGTCCTTACGAAGGAAGGAAGACGTCTTTTTCAATTTATCGGCAATCTTCCGGAGCGTTTCACTGTTCCCTTTGTTCTTGCCTTGTCTCACATGTCTGCCTGCAAGGGCAAGCCTATGGTTTACATCCGCAAGCTGTTTGCCTGTGGCAAGTCGGCGTTCCGGTGCGTTATGCCATTGCGCCCTGACGGCCTCACTCCCATGCCGTACGGAGAATCCGGTATGGCGGATAATCTTTGCGGCAGTGCGGTTATTCACATGCCAGATCCGGCACAAAAAACGGAATCCCCTCTTCTCGTGGACATATCTCAGTTCCACGGCATCATGAATATTCATTCCTTCAATGGATTCAACTCTTTTTATCACTTCTTCCGACAGACCTTTTTTCATAACAGATACATATTGGTTACAGGCAAAGATAAGCAAAAAGAGAATACGCTTGTATATAACCTTTCAATCAATAAGGATGAAAGTTACATCATACAAAATGGAATTGTACACAACTGTCGGTGTACGGTGGAAAGGGTGCGTCAAGGCAAATATCCGGAAAGTGACGAGTTCCGGGCGATGCTGGCGGGCAGCCAGGCAACGGCAGGCAAGCACCAGGAAATGATGCGGTTCAACCCGGGAAAGCAAATGGCATGCTTCCCGTTCTATAATCCCTACACCATCAGCCGATGTAAGGATTGTCCGGACAAACCTGGCATGCTTAAACTGGCAAAGATACCCGACAATGAATTATGTGCGGCCTGCAGGGTGATAAAGGAAATGATGAAAGCTAAAGAAACACTGCAGAAACAAAGAAAAACGGTGCGTGAATGGGCCAAAGAAAATCTGGTTGGCAGGACTATAGTAGTGCAAGGGGTGCAAAAAACGATAGAATTTACCATGAATGGCATCAAGGAAACGCTGAACCAACCACACAAACATATGCTGGCAAAAAATGAAGCGATACGGGACATCGTCTCATTGCTGGAGAATAGCGAACATGTACTTGAAAGAATGGATGATAAAGGAAATCCGATGGTACTTAAATACCATTATCTTAAAATAGAGATTGCAGAAAAAGAATCGTATGCCGTTATCAGAGAACTTATGGATGGAAAATGCCAGTTCTACTCCATTGTGGAAAAACTGAAGAAAAAGGATGATTAAAGCCTTTAGTGAAGGATCAGCAATCCAACCCAGTACTTTAACCACCCTCTTTCATATCACAAAGATACGGCTATTTATTTAATAAACAAGCATTATGACCCCAAATTCAAACATAACCCGAGAGCTGGAACGGAAAATAAGACGTTTCATCAGCCTTACACTGAAAGATATCGGTACGGAGATAGGAGAAGAGTTCGATCGTAACTTCGAACGGGAAGCCTTCTTCAACGAGCATTGGGCACGAAGGAAATACAATAACGACGAAAGCCGGGGGCTGCTGATACGTACGGGAGCCTTACGCAGGAGTATCAAAACGGAGACTACCGGACATAGCGTGGTTTTCAGCAGTGACCTGCCATACGCTGCCATTCACAATGAGGGCGGAACGATAACCGTCACCAGGAAGATGAAAAGGTACTTCTGGTACCTGTACCGGCAACTGACAGACAATTATAGGCGCAACCCCACGGAAGAGGCACTTTTCTGTAAACGTATGGCGTTGAAACGGGCAAGAAGCAGGATAGTCATGCCGCGCCGACGGTTCATCGGCATGCATCCGGAGGTGGAGCGCATCATCCGGGAAATAGTGGAAGAAAACAGCAGAAAAATATTTCAGACATGAGAAGATTCCTTTACCTCAGCCTCATAGAACGGCTGAAACAACTCACAGACCGGGACGGGAAGCCCGTCATCAGAACATTCGACCTGTGGAACGAGCAGATTTCATTCCTGGAGCAGGAAGAGCCTTTCGATGTCCCTGCCGTATTCATTGAATTCCGGCCCGTGAAATGGACGGGCGGCGGCACGCAGACAGCAGACGTGACCCTACGCCTGCATATTATCACACCCTGGAAAGGGAGTTCCCGTGAAGGCGGCGGCTTCCAGCAGCAGGCGCTGGAGCGTTTCGACTTGCTGGACTGCATGGACCGGCATCTTTTCAACCTCTCCGGAGACGACGGCAGCATTTCCTTCAGTCTGTTCCGGCGTACCGGAAGCAGCACGAACCACAATCATGAGGAACTTGTGGAGGATGTCACCGATTTCACATGTAAAGTGATAGACAGGGGATAAGGACGGGTCAGAAAAGCGACAGTTGCGCCCGCATCTCTTTCTGGCGTTGGATGATGCGCGGGTCGGCGCTGGCATTGATGATGTTGTAGAAGGTCTTTTCACAGATATGGTACTTCGGCCAGATATAACGGCGCAGGATCTCGCGGTTGGAGAGGCCGCTGCGGGAATGTTCATCGTAAATGCGTACAATGTCCTCTACTCTGAACGCGTAGCTGCATCCTACAATCCTGTTCCGACTCTTTTTCATACCTCTGAAATTATAATACCCTGAATTACCTGAAAACCTGATACAAAGATAACAATAACGGCATATATACACAACAAAGGCCGCCATATTAATCATACGGCGGCCTTTCGAGGATTCATCGGCGTGTCTTCAACCTCATGGACAGCATGGTCTTGTTCCACAATATCAGAAAAGCATCCCAATAATCCTGAAAGCTGAAATAGTACCAGCTCATTTGCAGATACCATATCGGCAGATAGGCTATGAATATGGTGAACCACAAGGGGATGAGCAGCCAACGAAGTACCAATCTTGCTTTGTCCATTATTGTTTTTTATTTTCATTAAAAAGAATGACTAAAAAAGCAAAAAATAGCAGATTTGAGCTTTTGTTTTGAGTTTCAAGTGGTTGTGGCAGTCGTTGGCTTTTTGTGGCATTCGTGAGGAAATGCGAAAATGGCGGATTTGAGAAGTAGAAACGCTTTCAAGTCATTACCTCAAAGAAACGCTCTAATAAGCATTTTTAACGGCTTCGGTTTTTACTTCTCAATTCTGCACAGGTTGTGAATTTGCCATGCAACTCTCATGATTTAATTTTGCACAGAACAAAAAGCAAGGAATTATGAGAAGTACATTCAAGACAGTCTTCTATGTAAACGGAAGCAAGGAGAGAAACGGAATTGTCCCTATCATGGGACGTGTGACAATCAACGGAACTATCGCACAGTTCAGTTGCAAGCTGAGCGTGACCAAGGCGATATGGGATGCCAAGGGCAACAGAGCCAAAGGCAGAAGCAAGGAAGCCAATGAGGTGAACTTTGCGCTTGATAACATCAAGGCTCAAATCGCTAAGCATTACCAACGGCTTTCCGACCGTGAGGCGTTCGTTACCGCTGAAATGGTGAGAAACGCATATCAAGGCATAGGTACGGAGTATGAGACATTACTCAGAGCTTTTGACAAGGAGAACGCAGCCTTTGCCCAACGCGTGGGAAAAGACCGAGCTGTCCGAACCTACCGCAAGTATCTGACGGTAAGAAAGTACGTTGCCGAGTTCATCAAATTTCAGTACAAGCGCAGCGATATGTCCATGAATGAGCTTACCGAGGAGTTCATCCGTGATTTTTGTCTGTATTTGAAGAATGTCATTGGACTCACGCAATCTACCATTTGGATATACTCCATACCATTGAAGCATATCGTCACGGCAGCACACTACAACGGCAAGATACAGAGAAATCCGTTTGCCATGTACCACGTTGACCCAGATCACAAGGAGCGTGAGTTCTTGACAGAGGAAGAATTGGACATATTTGCAGGAATAGAGTTGGAAAATCCCAACTTTGCTTTTGCGAGAGACTTGTTTATGTTTGGTTGTTGGACAGGTATCTCTTTCGTTGACATCAAGAATCTTACAGAGGACAATGTTGCCATTATAAGTGGGTCTCCATGGATAGTTTCTCAGCGTCAAAAGACAGGCGTACCATTCAAAATTAAACTGATAGATGCAGCCATACAGATAATTGAACGTTACAAGCCATTGAGAAAAGATATGCACTTGTTTAATATTGGCTCACTTGACATGGTAAACAAGCGTATAAAGAAAGTGGCAAAAATGTGTGGCATCAAGAAGCGAATTTCATTTCATGTCTCCCGGCATTCGTTCGCAGTTTTGGCTTTAAACTACGGTATGCCGATAGAGAGTGTAAGCAAGATACTGGGACATACGGACATCGCCACAACACAAATTTACGCAAAGGTGACAAGTACTAAATTGGAGCATGACATATCAGCTTTTGAAAGTCGAATCAAGGGGCATATGCCGACAATGGGGGGAATGGCATGAAAAGGACTGTAATCACCGTGGACGGAAATGGAATGTTATCCATTCCGTCCAACTTGCAAGACTTGTGGATGAGTGAGGGTGAATTGGTTGATATGCTTCATGTCACCGCCATGAAACTCCATGCTGTGATAAGGTCAATATACAAGGATGGTTTATTGACGGTGTCGGAAGTCCAACAGAAACAGGAAACTTCCAATGGCATTTGGCAAACGTTGTATGGCTTTCCGATGATTGTTGCCCTTTGCTTCCGTATAAACTCATACGGGGCAGCTCGGTTTCGTGCCACCATCTTCAAGAGATTGTACGGGGCAAAAGAGAAAAGTAGTGTCATTATCCTACAACTCAATAGAAGAACAACCGCCTTTAGTTGAATGTCCTCTTGCTTGTTTGTTGGCTTGGCGCTGTCGTACTGTCGTGAATAAGTACTGAAGCATAAGCATGACATTCTTACTTGTAGGGGGATGAGTTCTGTTCATAAAAATGACGGACAAAACACCCCTTATTTTTGTTGAATTGTTGAATATGATGAAAGAAGTATTGAACATCAGGCATTTACGGCTCAACATATTCTCAACAAATCTCTCAACAAAAGAAAGATAATGTTGAAAAGAGAAAACCATGAACACCATTCCTTTCTTTCTTTTTTGCCCAGTAATTTGTTGTGTAGAGCTATTTGTTGAGAGTTTGTTGAGGGTATAAGTGGTTGGTTCTCATAAAGATAACACCTATCTTCAACAATTCAACGTTTTACATGCCCTCACTTGGTACGCTGTAAAATGTGCTTGTGGATTAATTGGCAACCGCTCTATTCTCCGAAATGGTTGCAGCAACGTTTCTTGGAGGCTTTGCGCCTCCAGCCACTTGGGCGAACCTCCGCAGTGTTTTAGCATGGCATTAGATTTATGCAGACTATACCGAGGACACACAGCACACTCGGCATAGTTCACAAAGGAAATCAACAACACACAACTGAAACACTTGGCAAGTTTCACACTGAAAATATCACCTTTTCCTTTGCAAACTCCATGTACAAAGTAGCTTGTGTCTGTGACCTTGTTCTTTCAATGTGGCAGCTTTGATGTTTGGCGTAAATTGAGAGAATTAAGGTCTGCAACCTTGGGCATGGAAAGCCGAAAGGCAAATATCTCGTCTTTTGTTCTTAGAGGAGGGAGCGAGGTTATGTTTTGGGAACCCCAAAACGCCTCGCTCCACCATGAGGGCGAAGAAATTTTGCTCCCAACGGTTGCAGAAAGTGAGTGTACCAACTGTAGGCAGTGCATAGAAATATGTAAATAGATTTGTCAGGTGTAGTTTATTCTTCCTTTATTTGCACAAAAGTATGTTTTGAGTGTTATAAAAAATAAAAAAATGCACTATTACGTTGATACTTTTGTATTTTTGCACTCAGTTATCTTGGACAGCAGAATTTGAAACACTGAAAATCCGTAATCTGTCTATATGTAAAATCTTTAAATTTGGATTATTATGACTAAGAAGTTTTGGTTAATAGCACTCATCGTAGCTTGCACTGTTGTATTTGGCAGTTGCGATAAGTCTGAGGAATTGAGTGTTGAGCAATGTAAGTTGGATATGAATCTATTCAACCAAACCTATACTGTTAATGATGAGGGGTGCTGTGTGCTAAAAGGGAGAAAGCCAATAGCAGCAGAAGAAATACAGAGTAAGGTCAAGGGCTATGGTTGGGAGAGTATTGCCACTTATGAGGTACAGGAAAACGGAAAGTTGAGCAAGGAGGAATTTTGGAAAGACAGATTTGGTGGCAGCCCTACACACTTTTGGTTTGAGACATCACAGCAAGCTTTTAGTTATTTTTATAGTGATGCCTTGCCAGCCTTTTGTTTCAGTCGTGTATCATGGACTTATGACATGGACAAAGGCTTCATACTGTTTGGCAGCAACAAGCAGACAACAGACAGCAGATACATGCAGATTCTTAAGCTTGACGAGTCGAATGGCAAGACCTTAATGTACACCATACAAAAATTGGGAGCGACGAGTGATGGCAGCAATGGTTACAAGTCTATATATGGCATGATTGTATATAAACGCATGACCGAAACCGATTTGGAAATGATGAAGAAAAGTTACACGTATGATACGGATATTGACCGTTCTGTTCCCGACAACTGCAAGTTTAAGATTAAGGCATACTATGCAGAAGACGACAAAGACAACACAGACCCTGTGTTTCAGACCTTCTGCCTTGTAACATTTGAGCTTACCGATGAATATGGTTTCAACTCTTCAGATAATGCCTATTACAACTACTACGATTCAATTACTTGGACGAGTGATTGTCGTGATATGCCAGATAGCTTTGGAATCATGGAACGTAAGACAAACTGTTTGAATACTTCCTATTGGTGGAGCACATACTTCTTCACGCCTCATGACAATACTATTGTCTATGCCAATGGCTATAAAGATGGCCGTATTGTCTATCAAGCCCGAAAGAGGCTCTATTTGGTGAATGATGGATTCTTTGGTTACGATTGGGATAACGTAAGGTATAATTCCAAGAACCCCGAACTAACAGAATATTGCTTGCTGGACAAGAGCCGTGAGTTTATCCTAACTCCACCTACTGCCTACAAAGAAGACATTACAAAACCGTATGCAGAGTTACGTATTGTACTGAAAGGAGCAAAAGACAAAAACGACAAGGAATATATGTTAGGCGTGCTTGAACGTGAAAGAGAAGGTCTGTTGAAGATTATGGACCAGTACTATGAAGCACATAGTACTATAAAAGAAACAGAAAAGGCTTCGCTGTGTAAAACGTTTAAGGCACTACCCGAAGATGCTGATATTAAAGCATATTGGCGTACAAAACATTCTCGCATGGTACTGATACTTAAAACTGACGGGGAAGACCCTATAAACAGTGAATACTATGTGCATGCGGAACCAATTAAATGATAAATAAGTTTAATGTGGACAACAATAGTCATAAGGCGAAGTTAATCTTTGTTTTATGACTATTGTTTTTTTGCACCAACATAGTGTGGTTTCATTTTTATTTTGTATTTTTGCAACTGTAAAGAGTTGTTAGGCAAAGCAAACATATGCATATTGCAGAAGTTGTGACTATTGCCAAATCATTACCTCTATTGAGGTTGAACACTTATAAATCGCTCATTTTAAGCTATTCAGCAGATTATAGAAGAATTTTTAAGAAAAAAATCATTCATTGCCTCGCATTCCTCCCTGGAAATCTCTTTCCAAAAAGTAATCACACAATATTTCTTATTTAAATTATAAAGGTACTCATGTCTTTCCCTCACATTGAAAAAGCCATTATCGCATGAACAGACGGCATGGCCTATGCCTCTCTGATATCTGTAAGTATAGTAATAATATTTTCTCATAATCAATTATATTTCTTTGTAATCCTCACACTCTTTACAATAAATCTACATCATCACCAAGCCTCTTATGGTAATTGCTTATCTTTATTCTGTTAAATGACTACCATCACATTCCTTTTTATAATAAATATAGTATCCGTTATATAGTATGTGATTGCTTTCCTTTCAGCATCTCTCAACAAGTCCTTTTTTAAGATTTGATAATAGGAGTTGGTGCACTCTGCGTAAACCATGACCTCTCGCACCCTTTTCAAATCATCCAAAAAAGACTGCGGATTATGTTTCTTTATTTCCTTTACTCTCATTACATTACTGATTTGTTAAATTGGATATGCCATGCAAACCGTCCTCCAACCTTATAATTCGGGAGTTTGCTTTTCTAAGCCTTTTAAAATATATGCGTATCGATTTCAGGATATAGGTACGAGGTTCTATAATGGAAATGCGACCTTCGTATATATTATTTATGATATTATGAAATATACAGTCCCAAGCTTCATCTGTCGTGCTGTCATTGCATGAATATCCCATCTTGCGCATATAGCTTTTTGCACTATGTGCATACTCAAGCAGTTCGTTTACAATTTCTGCCATATCCCGCGTTTCATAATAGCGAAGCATTTTTTGAGAAAACTCGATGTTCTTATGATAATACGAGATGGCTTCCTCTATATTAAGGTTGCCTCTTTTACGTTTGCTGTTTATGTAAAGTATGTATTCTGTTCTTGTCATCGGAGTTAATTTCCCGTTGATGTCAAGAACTACTATATCTCTAATTTCAGTAGGGTCTATGTTGTTTGAAACCGCATACAGCAATCGCGCAGGACGAATATAGCGCTGTTCTCCGTTACGTCTCAACGAAAAGCCTTTGTATTGATGCAAACGTAATGGTTTCCCATTCAAATAACGTGCATTTCCGATGCTGCTTATTTCATAATTGGGAAATCCAGGGATTGAATACCATTGTTCTTGATTCATTTCTTTTTAGTTTTACGCTAATTCTACAATAGTAAATTCAACTAATTCAGAGGGAAAAATATCAAGAGTTCGCTTTTTACCTTCAGGTAAAACTGAAACTCTTGCATTACCTAAATATTGAAATATACATTGTTGATATCGGTTAAGAACCTTAAATCGCTTTCCATTCTTCTCAATCACCATTCCTTTACTAACAGGTCTTCCTGTTGAATCAACCAACCATTTATCCAGAAAAGATTCCTCCAATTGAGCAATTTTTTGTTTAAGCGGAGCAATCTGTTTTTTATAAGCATCTTCAAAAACTTTAATTTCTGAATAAATAGCTTGTACCTCTTTCGTGAGTTGTTCAGCATCTGCAATGCGGTTGCTGTATTTATCATCTGATTCTTTCATATCTATTCGGTTATACTCTAATTGATTAATTCATATTTCAAAAATCTTGCAAGCGTATTTCTATCAACCTTACATATTTTTGCTATTTTACGCTGTGATATGCCTTCGTCAATCAATCCTTTTATCAAGGCATTTTTCCCATACAATTTATATTTGTCAGGAGAACTCTTTCTGCCTTTAGGACGACCAAGGACTACGCCTTCCAATCTCTTTCTGGCTAATGCTTCTTTAGTCCGCTGGCTAATCATGTCACGTTCTATTTCAGCAGCAATTCCGAAAGCAAAAGCAAGAACCTTACTTTGTATGTTATCTCCAAGTTCATATCCGTCTTTTACTGTATAAACCTTAACTTCATGAAGCATACAGAACTCCAATATTCGCATAATCATGAATAATTTTCTACCAAGACGGGAAAGCTCGGATGTAATAATCACATCCCCTTTTTGCAATTTCTTCATAAGTTTGCCCAATAACCGTTTTTCAGGCTCCTTCGTCCCAGATATGCCATCATCAATAATCCAATCATCAACTGACAACCCCAAAGATTCCGCTTTTTTGCAGACTCCTAACTTCTGATTATTAGAGTCCTGCTCGTCTGTACTTACTCTTAAATATCCGTATATCATAATACTGATTCTATTAATTGCATGGCTTCCAAACCATAATGTTTAATAATTATTTCCTTCATAGACATGCACTCCCATTCTTCAGGATACATATTCTGCAATCTATTGTCTAACGCAATTATATCAATTACCAATCTATTATTGATAGCTGATAACAGTGCATCATGTAAGTCTATTATAGGTATATTCGGCAGTAATTTCTGAAAATTCTTTCTGAACTCCGCCCATTCGTTGACTTTATAAATATTCATTACATTCTGTTCATTATGCATTGATTGATGCCTGAAATCCTCCATGTCGATTTGGTATAATATTTCTTTATGTCAAATATGTCGCACATTATACACGCTGAATTTATACGCTTATTCTTTCTAACCCCAGCGCACTTAACTGGGTATCCTTGAATATTCTTACTTATATTCATTTTTTCTTGTTATGAGCAAAAACCACCGGTTTCCGCTCGTGTTAATACTTCATGTGCAGAAATGGCCTCTTTTTGCACACGTTAATCTCAATTCATTTTCCTTTTTCTATTCCGCTCGCTCTGTACCTCTGCCATACACATCTTGCACCATGACGCTTTCAGATGGTATTCCTTACCGTTACGACGGGCTGTCCTATCGAAGAACCTGGATAACGGAAGTGCTCTACCGCAACGGGTGCACAGTTTACGCTCCACTCCGTCAACCACCACCCGGTTACGGGGTTTCCTCCTCACAATCTCACATGGTCCGCATTCGGACGCACCGTACCTCCTGCAATATGCAAGTGAGTGCTTGCCGCACTTGGCGAAGGAGGTGCAATCCGAACGGGGAACTATCTGGTGAATGTTCATACGGCATCATTCATTAAGTCGAACAATGTGGGTGCACTGACCTCCATCTCTGCCTCATACAGATATGAAAGACTATCTTTCCAGTAGTCGTAATTGAGTTCGGTTGACAGACCTTTCCTCCCCAGATTGATAGCGCAATAGGGAACGGTGCCGATACCTCCGAACGGGTCAAACACCAGTTCACCCCTGTTTGAATACCGTTCAATCAATCTTTCGACAATATCCAACTGAAGGGGACAAATATGATTCTGCCGTTTCTTCTGCGACTGCTTAGTATTCAGCGTGCGCATCCGGGTGACATCATCCCATATCCAGGGCTTCTTGCTTACCGGGTCAACGGCCATGAATGTCTTTGGCAGTTTTCCGTATGCCTCCAGCTCTTCGGCGAATGATACGTGTTCCTCATAATCATAGACGTGCCCACGCTCGTAGTTCCTGAATAGGTGGCGTATCTTGTCAATGCCGGCCCCTTTCATGTCCTCGTAACTCAATAGAGAGTTACCCGAAGATTTCCAACTTGCATGAGCGTCTATCTGCCAACGGGCCAACGAATATTCGCTTTTGTTCTTGGTCACCGGCAAATCAGCATAGGCCCGTGAGGTGTCAGAAGGAAGCTTGCGGAAAAGAAGGACATACTCAGGACAACCGATACCCATCTTTGAACCGTCCTTGCACATCTCCGTATATCCAAGCCGATAAGTCTGGTTGTTCTCCCTTACCACATCCGTATCCACCGTGATGCGCCCCATGTAGCGGAAACCGTGTTTCATGTAGTGGAATACAGTCATTTCACTGAACGGGTCGATGGTGGGCATACCGTCACCCGTAGCGTTGCCGAACAAAACACGGTCTTTCACATGGATGCAAGCTAACCTACCGGGTTTAAGAATACGCATAAGCTCCGGTGTAAGATAATCCATCTGCTCAAAGAACTTGCTATTGTCCTCATTATGCCCGAAGTCATTATAGGTCGGAGTGTACTCATAGTGGTTGGAGAACGGGATGCTGGTTACAATCAAGTCCACCGAATTACTTTCCATAGTCTGGCATTCAAGAACATTGTCGTTATTTATGGCCCTCCAAAGTTTACCGGACTTTTCTTCCCGGCTGGCGAACATCCACCGCATCATCTTTTCCTCTGCCTGTAAACCGAACAAACCGTTCTCGCGGACTATATCGGTCATCTTGGCTACCATCTCCCGATGTTGCGCCCACTTCTGCATGAATGATTTGAATATTTCACCTTCGCTTTCGGCATACACCAAGTAAAGGTCTACGGGATGCTGCTGCATGAAACGGTAGATACGGGCTATCGCCTGGAACTTGTCGTTAAAACGGTAGTCGATGAACATGATTGCCTTATGGCAGTGGTACTGAAAGTTCAAACCTTCACCAAGCATCTCCGGTTTGGCAGCCAGATATTTCAGACGGCCGTCTTTAAAGTCCGCTATCACTTTGTCGGCTTCCCCATCATCCTGCGAACCGTACACAGCCTTACATCCGGATATGGCGTCACACAAAGCCTTCCGTTCATTCTCCAGGTCATGCCATAAAAGGAAATGGTCGCCTTTGTTTTCAGGACGGTTAATGATTTCCACCACACGGGCAATCTTTTCCTGCATGTTGTCCCGACGTTCTTTCGCTGCGTCGGCAAGTCCGAGAGCAGCCTCACGGAACATCTTCACTTGTCCGTCACGGTCGGTTCCGGCAGTGGAGTTGTCAACACTAACCACTTCTTCATGTACACGTAGTTCCGGCAATTCATATCCGGTATCGGGATAACCAAGGTCGGACGGTTTGGTGAGGAACAACGCCCATGTACTTACCCACAACCAGAACTCCTTCTCCTTGTGCGGATAAAGGGTAAGGTTATTTGCCTTCGTGCTGTCACGCTGAAAGAAACGGGTAAGTGCCTGCCCGGTATCCATCACACCGAGATAACCGGCATAATGTATCAGCTCCTTGTATCTGTTGGGCGATGGCGTGGCGGTGGCTACAAAGCGGTAGGGAACATCCGCAAACAAGGGAAGGAACTCCTGATAAGTCTTGGTACCGAAACCACGTAATACGCTCGCTTCATCCAATGATGTTGCGGTGAAGTAGGAAGGTTCTATTCTTACACCATCTTCACCGTCGCGCACACGCTCGTAGTTCGTAACCATGATGTCAGTCGGGCATATCATCACATCAGCCATAGTTCGTACATAGGTCACTTTCATGTGCAGATGTTGTTCCGCTTGTGTAAGGAACTCAACCACTACACGTTTGGGACAAACTATCAGCCCTTTGCCGCCTTTGTGTTTCAGAACTACCCGAAGTATCTCCAACTGAGTAACGGTTTTCTGCATACCAAAACTGGAGAATATGGCACGGCAACCACCGGACACCGCCCAGCGAACAGTATCTTTCACATGGGGATATAACGACGGTGTCAGTTCATCCGGATTGACCTCGAACCCGGTCTGACAGCTGATGGCCATCTTGTCTTTTAAAAATTCTATATATTCTTTCATTAAGCTACTTCTTTTAATTTCTTCAATCTTAAATCTCTAAGTTTTGCACAAAGTGCTTCGGCATTCTTCTTTGCCTGTGTAACCTCTACCGCATTTCCGATAAACTTCTTCTGGTCAGCTTGTGTACCAACTAACACATAATCTTCCGGAAAGCCCATGATACGTTTTAGTTCAGGAATGCGAAGCATCCGCATTTTAATATCCACTATGCCATACAGTGACATGAACTCCTTTATCTTCACGGTCATAGGACTATCATTGTCGTAGATTTCAATCGCTATCTGACCGCTTTCTGTTGCTACCAGATAGGGCGGCATCTTATCCATTCGTGCTATCAGGGTGAAGCAGGGGTTATCAACGGAGCTGCCAGCACTGTTGAACTGTGGATTCATCAGATAATGCCATTTCCGGTTTGCGGTTATTGTCTGTGCCGGTTCCTCTATGTTGCTACCAATATTTGAGAAAGAAGTATTCATAATCCAAGGCTTGCATGTTATAAGTTTTTGCTTGGGATTGGTTAAAATTGCCGGACAAATATTATCAATACTTGTATGTTGTCCTCCACCGGAATACTCATTGGCGATAAACCTTGGAGTTACTAATGATAATCTGTCTTTTGTTGTAACTGTCGCAGACGGCTCGTTTACCGAACGATTAAAGCCGTTCCCATAGTGCGCTGATACGAAGGCATGATGGTCCCTGCATGTGATTGTTCCGGCAGGCTCTTCCACTGATACATTCTTGCTTTCGGGATGTCCGCTGAATTGTTTGGAAAGAAAGCAAACTTGCGCTACTCCAAGTCTGTTTTGTGTTGTTACCACCGGACATGGTTCGTCAATCCCAGGAGCGTTATATTTCCCCGTACGGTTCATAGAATTATACTTCACGAGGAAGGCATCCTTTCCTCCGGCTACAAACTTGATAAGTCCGTTATAGATACGCTCAAGCGTTTTCTCTGCAAGAGGCTTTTCCCTGAAAATGGTAGTTCCTTCATCAGAGAAATCAAGCACATCCTTTACCGGCTTCCACTTCTCCAGCCGCGAAAACATATCTTGCCTACCACCCTTACAGTGGGTCGGTTCAGGGAATACTATCGGCAAACTCTTTTTAGCAAAGATGCCGAAGAAGCGTTTTCTTGTGGTATAGGCGCCGAAGTCGGCAGCATTCAGGATACGGTGTTCAAAGTTGTAACCATATTTTTTCACGTTGCGTACCCACTTCTGATAAAGTCTTCCTTTATCCATGCTGATAGGTTTCCCATTCTCATCCATATCTCCCCATGACATAAACTCTTCTACATTTTCAATCTGAATGTAGTCAGGGTCTATAACATCAATATAACGGAAGAGATGTTCTGCCAGCGTCCGGCTATCAGCATCTCTCGGTTGACCGCCTTTAGCTTTCGAGAAGTTGGTACACTCCAAAGAAGCATGAAGCATTATCATCGAATCAGGATATAATTCACGGATACGTTCAACAATAGTATTTATCGGTGAAAGTTCCAGTGTACGAATATCCTCAATGAAATGAAGTGCATCAGGAATGTTGGCATCATGTGAAAGGATAGCATTCTTATCGTGATTCACACAGCAAACGACTTTTGCACATCTATTGCCATTTAAACGGGCTTCTTCCACGCCTTCCGACAAACCACCGGCCCCACAGAATAGGTCTATGACAAATAATTCAATGTCGGACAACCCTTCTAAGCTGCATAATATCTCTTTCAATGATTTCATAACTCAATCAATCTCCTTCGGTTTCCAGTCATTAGGAACTTTTGCCCATTCTCTGAAGCTACTATTGGCTACGGCGGCGTCAATTAGTTGTTTTCTTGGTTTCATAATCGTGTGTCTTTTTTCATCAGTTACAAGTAAGTCCTTAAACAATAGTCTGCTATCCAGTAGCAGACAAAATAAAAAGCGGCATATACTGCCAGGATTGACAGAATAGTCGCTATCAGTTTGGTCTCTTTCATTTCAAATTCAGTTTTGCCCGTAAGTCGTCGGGCGGTTGGTGATTCCGTTTTACCGGAGCTTGTTGTTCCTCCAAAGCTTGGTTATTGCGTCGACGAATGATAATATCCAGTTCATCTGACCGTTCCCGAAGAAATTTCCGAAATGCTTCGCCAACGGTTATCGTATCGAAATAACCATAGAACTTACCATACCTTCCCAGCTTGAACCGTGCGACAAACAATATGAACTCCGTCAGTTTGATGTAGTGATACTGGCTAACGAACAGTCCAGAGAACTCATTCAAGGCATTTTCATCGGCCCCCTCCTTCGTGGAAGAAGCAAAATCAATGGTCAGTAACTGCGTCTTTACCCACAGAGACGAGGAACCATATCCGTACATCCGTTCAAGGTCTGACAGCGTGGGAGACTTCTCGCTGTACGCTTTCTCGGTATCTGCAAGAAGCATAGACTGGAGTGATGTCGAATATACGGCAGAAGCCTTACTAAAGGTCGGGTATTTCTCCTTGATGGCTGATAGCATTACTTCCCTGCTCGATGGCTGCATATTCGTCAAGGAGGTTTCTTGCCTTTGCTGCCTTATCAGCATCCCGATTGTTTTGTCTTTGGGCTTGATTTTCTGTTTTTCCATTGTCCTGTTGTTTTTTCTCGATTATCCAAAGATTGGCCCGACTATCCCAACGTTCCACCTTGGCACCGGTAGCAGTTTTCCAACCGAGACCGGAAAAGTGATTGTAGAAAATATCCGCTTGCAGTTCCCAATCGGGAAGTTTATCACGGAAATACTCTTTCACCTCTTCGGCGGTAGGTGGAATGAACTCTACCTTGGGTTTCGGAGGTTTCTTTTTCGGAGGTTGGTCCGGTGGGAATAACTCGCCAGAATTACCCACCTGTTTTTGTTTATGTTTATGTTTTATTATCTCGGCACCAACCTCGGCACCAACCTGCGCACCAACCTCGGCACCAACCTCGGTAAATTTTACCAAGGTGTACACTACATTCGGGCTTCCATTCTTCGTTTTGAAGTCAATCAATCCTACTTGTTTTAATCTATTCCGAGCATTTGACAAAGTCTTTAGAGAGGCTATGCTAAGGTCTGCAAGAACTTTACCATTGTTACGGTTAAACGTATTCGCCCACCTACAGAGGTTGTTAGTTTCTAACAGGTAGAAATACAAAGCGGTTTCTGTGACAGTTAGCGAATATGCGTTATGTTGCAACCAGAAGTTCTTTATTAGCTCAATATAGTTCATAATAGGTAAGAATTGACTTCATTCATAAACTCAGTAAGAGAATGGCATACCACATATTTATTTCGGAATTTTTCAGCCTCTCTCTGCCATCTTATCTGCTCCTCGCTTTGTTTCCCTTTCGGTCTCTTCATTTCGATGCAAAGAGCGGAAAATCCTTTCTTAGGTACAAGCAGTATCAAATCGGAAACACCCCTTACACTTCCCTCGTACTTCATTTGTGCTCCAGTCCTGGCATCACGCTTTCCACCGTTGGGAACGGCGAACAACATAAGACTCAAAGACGGGTATTGAATCCGGAACCAAGTCAGACAGCTATGCTGTATCTGACTTTCCGATTGCGGTGTAGTCTGTCTTTTTCTCATAATTTACCTTTGAATAAGTCCATAGCCATATCTACCACATTCTCCTTAACCACATCGTCCGTTCCGGTGACACCGTTAGCTATGCCTTTCTTCCGTTGGATAACACCATACATGTATTCATCAATGGTATTCCTGCCAAGGAAATAGTAACAGTTGACGTTATTCTTCTGCCCATTACGGTGTGCCCTATCTTCCGCCTGCTCACAGTCAGAAAAAGTCCATGGGAACTCGATGAAGGCTACACGGCTGGAAGCAGTCAAGGTGAGCCCGGTACCGCCCGATTTGTAGTTAAGGATAATCAACGTACAATCCGGATTGTTCTGGAAAGCATCCACAGCCATCTGCTTCTGGGCAGCATTATCCTCGCCGGTAACAGTCACTGCTTTCGGAAACATATTCTTCAGCTCCATTACCACTTCTTTCAGGTAGGCAAAGACAATCAGCTTTTCCCCACCGTCTATCACGTCATGTATGAATTCGGCAGCCGCCTTGATTTTTCCACGCGCAGAAATGGCTTTCAATATTCCCATGCGGACCATCACCTCGCCCCTCATGGACTTGGCTATCTTCTCATCATCCGCATTCTTGTAGACACGCAGATATTGTATGAGGTCGTTTTCCGCTTTTTCATACTCAAGCCGTGTGGTGATATCCATCTCAATATACTGCCTCGTCTTGTCCGGAAGCTGGGTCAATACCTTGGCTTTTTCACGCCGGAAGAAGCAGGTATTCCAAAGGCGCCAGTTCAGTTCTTTCAGATTGGAGGCTTTCTTCGGCCCATTACAGAAACGTTCGGTGAAGGTCCTATACCCTCCGAAATCCTCCAACCGTCCCATTATCTTAAGTTGCTGTATAAGGTCAGTATTATCGTTTACTACCGGTGTTCCCGTCAGTTCAAGAATGAAATCCTTGCCCTTACAGATGCCCTCAACAAACTTACTCTGTTGGGTCTTGGTAGACTTGCACTTATGCGACTCGTCAATGATTACAGACTTGAAAAGGGTTATACGTGGGTCAAAGGTGATTGATTTCAGCGTAAACCGCGTATCATTCTTCACATCCAATACAAAGAACTTTTTCAGGCTCTCGTAGTTAGTGATGAAGATGTCACAACACTTGGTTTCAATGAAGCGCTGCCAAGTATTTTTGTTCTTATCATCAAGGATTAGCGCCTGCTTTCCAGCAAATTTCTTGAACTCACGCTGCCAATTTATTTTAAGTGCTGCCGGACATACAACAAGGCACGGATAGGATTTTGCAATCGTCACCGTGCCTATTGCCTGCAAGGTCTTACCGAGTCCCGGCTGGTCACCGAAGATACACCGTTTATGAGCCAGAGCATAGGCTATGCCCTCCTTCTGGTAATCGTACGGTTCAAGTAGCAATCCGTGGGAAACGGTCAGCTGCGGCATCGGAGCAATGTCAAAGCTTATATCAGCCTTTCTTTGCTCCGACCGTTGTACGGAACCGCAGAATCCCTGCTGTACCGCCCATTTCGCCATTGTATCAACATACCATTCATCAGCCAAGTCAACCCACCACGCCTTTTCATTGAAAAGATATGCTTTCTTTGCGTTAGCCTTGACTGATGGAATATTGTTCACGCATTTAACCAACATCGGATGATACATGAATTTCAGTTTGAAGCCGTCCGGATATTTGGTGATACAAAAAGGTGCTGCCATATCAAGCTGCCGGCTCTTTAATCTTCACTTTTTTACTTTTATTGCGCGGCTTCACTTTCTTCCCGTCAATCGTTAGAGTAGTGCCACTCTGTTCCACCACTTGTTTAAGGAACTCATTCGCTTCCTCTTCAAATGCAGCATCTCCCACCGGGTCGGCTGCAATGTCCGTAGGAATATCCCCATCGAACGGAAGTTCCTGCTGGACTACCGCCCATTTCTTAGCGGTAAGATACTGTTCCACCTCATAATTACATGCCTCAATTGCCTGCTGCAGTTCGAATGCATGCTTATATTCCTCGTTCTCATTGTTGAACATGGTAAACGGAGCTATAAGGTTAAGCACCTTCTTACTTTTAAGAAAACGTTTTCCAACCAATACCACACCTTCATTGTCATCCGAACCGCTAACTGTGTAGCCCGTGACCTCGAATGTAGAGAAGATTTCTTCCGGCAGTTCATCTATGGAGTCCTTTCCATCAGCTTCTTTCTGCTCACAGAGGAAAGCAAGGTGAGGAATCAATTCGTTAAACGCTGCACGCAAATCCTTATGGATAAGATTCTTTCCCTCAATGGTTACATTGTCCTCATTCTCGTTCTTGAAAGAGGCAACAAGCGTGTTGTCTTTCGTGATTTTTGCTTTGGTGATATTCATTTCTACCTCCTGTCTTTATATTCGTTGATAAATTCGTTATAGTAACGGTCAGCCGGAAGAGGGAGCGTTATTCCCAGTTCGGCAGCAGCATCGGCCTGAACCTTATTTAGAAAGTCAGTCATCTGCACTGTATTGAGCTTCGATGTGCTTCCGGTAATGACCATTTCTTTTCCTCTGAAATACGAAGTCCTTCTGAGAAAGCGGTTACAATAGTAATCGTGTACATCCTGCTTGTCCGTCCCGGTCTCTTGCTCAATACAAGTAAACCACAACCACATAAGCGCATTCTGTGACATCGTCCTTGGCTCTGTGAACCTTTCGATTTTTACACGATACCGACCATTACGAAGCTGGGAACACATGAAGTCAAAAGACTTGCTTATGTGTACCTCGCCGTTGACCTTTTCCAGAATTGCTTCTTGTGCCATTACTCTAATCCAAAGATTTTTTTATCAGCAATAATGTCTCGGTTTGCTTCCAAAAACTCTATGAAATGCTCGCAGTGTGCCGTAAGCAGCTTAATCGTCTGTTCATGGTTATAAGTGTAGTATTCCGGGTATTGCGTTCCGCTAATTAGTGGCGTCCGGCTGGTACCGCCCTTCATCTGATAGGCAGTGTACTCAAACGCTTTCACGCTTTCCATCTGACCGGAAGCAATCAAACAGTAAGGATATACATGGCGCTGCCAGCCGTGTTCATACTTGCCAAAATCATACTTAGATGTTGTCTTGATATCATATACGGTATCACGAACGAGCTCATCTATATACCCATAAAGCTCCACATCACCATAACGAGTGGGAATGACTGCGGACACAAAGACTTGGGACAATGCACCGGAGAAATACTTCGACTGCTCTATACACCAGCTACGGTCAAATAAGAAATTACGCTCTGGCGCGATATCAGTAGCAGGAAAATATACCTGAATGGTATTCGTTTCTCCATCACCGATAATGGTGTATGGCTCCCGTTCGCTTGGTATATGCTTTTTCTTGTGGATATAGCAGTCTATAACAGCATTAAAGGCCGTTCCTTTATCAGCTGCCTCACTCTCAAACGGGACACGGTTTATCGCATCAAGTAGGCTTTGCTTCAGCTCCGCTTCAATTTCTTCCGGACTTTTCTTGTATTCTCCCGTTTCATTATCGACATTCCAGAAGCTCTCTACCTGCTCATCAGCCCGCAAATATTGCTCGAATTTATCGAGCAGTGACGGGTAGAATCTGTATTTAGGCTGCTGGTTCATACCTTTTGCTGAGTTTGTTAAACTTCAAGCCAAGTCTCTTGCACTTCTCATTGAGCATCATGCCTGCCCGTACCTTGCTGTCAAAGATATGCGTCATGGTATCTAAAGCTTCCCGAACAGAATTGGCAGATTGTGTATCAGTCACTTGTTCCACTGCGTCACGGATAGCATCAAGAACCGCATCATATTCGGAAGATAGTTCCGTCTGCTTCGTCTGATACTCCTTATAAGTACTGATGATTTTCGTCATGAAATCATTCTCACCCGTTACGGTACCAGACTCATCAATGATTACGGGAATTTTGATACGTGAAGGAAGATTACAAGTATTCTTCCCGTAGAACTTCTCGCAGGGGTCAAAAGAAATCGTTCTGTCCTTACCGATAGCTTCCATGTAACCAACCAAATCCAGTTCCTTAATCAAGTCACCTGCGGACGAACCGCCAATCTCCGGACGTATCTGTTTTTCGTCGCCTACTTTCTCCTCCCGTTCATGAGCCACGAAGATAACAGACTTGCCCATGAGTGTGACTTGATTAACGAAGTTGATGAACATGTTCTTACGTACTCCATAACCCTGCAGGGAAAGGGTACCATCCACTTTCTTCATCTTCGGATTCGCTGCCATAATCGCCTTATCCATGAAAGAAAGCATCTTTCCGGCAGTATCAATCACAATAGTGGAAAACTCCTTGATTTCTTCGGACGAAAGTACCTGGTTCGTCTCGTCCCAGCTTGTAATCTGGACGGTCGGTACACGATGGGCGGCATTGACACGGTGAATACCGCCGTCATAATCGAACAATACCGGATTGGGAGCCGATAATGCAAGAGTTGTTTTTCCCATGCCAGGTTGGCCGTAAATCAGTGCTGACAAGGTAGTCTTAACGGTCAGCTCGTTAGGTCTTTTGATAAGTCCCATAATAGAAAATATTAAAGTGGTTAATAAAAAAATAGCCAAAGGAAAGCCCCGAAGCGTATTCTCCGGGGCGCAAACGACAAATACTCCTAATCCTATCCGATTTCGCATTACCTTTCAGATAGAGTCAACGGCTAACCGATGCCGCGCGGATGATTCCCTGCGCTATCTTCGCCCTACTCTCGGACTAAAAGCGGATTTTCTCTCATAAAGGCTTGTAGAAACGGATGGATTCGAACCACCGACCGCCGCTTGTGGTGCTCTCCCATTAAGCTAAGAATCTACTTGAGAGAATCGAACTCTCAACCTTCCACCACACACGGTGCTCTATCCACTGAGCTACGTTCCCAGAATAGGTGAACTATTTTCACAAACCGTTCACCTTGAAACACAAACAAAAAATAAAACACGACAAAACTACTAAATAGCCCTCTCTTGGGTTGTGGACGTTGACGGGCTCGAACCGCCAGTCTCCTCGAATGAGGTGTGTTAGCCATTACACCGAACGCCCATGTTCACCCACCCCATCTTCACAGACCAGGCAAGCAGGTCAACAAAGTTGCTCCCGGATAGGCGGTCAAGCCACACCGGGATAGTCACTTAAAACAAAAGCAAAATAAAAACTTAAATGAGGACTCTCACCTCACGTTGTCCTTTACAACGGAATTATAGATTAAACAATAAAAAGCTTGTGGACAATGCGGGATTTGAACGCCGCGACCTGTACATGAAACCTTTAAACAATACCATGACAAATTACCAATACTAACTACATGTACCGCTCTACCAAGCTGAGCTAATTGCCCGTGTCTGTCCCTGCTCTCACGAGTAGAGACAGCTCCCATGTCTAATTCTAAATCAATCTAATTATGTGTGAAACACTTCCTCCGCTGAGGTCTATATCTTGAACACCTTTTTCAGGACATTGTGATAAAACCAATACGAATACACAAGGCCAAAAAGGTTTATACCATAATTCCAGTCTCCCGTTACTGAGTCTACATCATTAAACATCAATAAACATGGTAGTGCCAATACATTAAGCAGTAGCACGTTTATAATGATTCTTCTTTTCATTGTTCTTTCCCTTTCTTACTTTTGCAAAGCTCAACACATCCGAAGCATTGTAATAGCTTCTCCCATTAGATTTATACTCAACTCTCACTCTTTGAGCATTTACCAACGCTCTTAACCTGCCCGGACCTCCTACTATTTTTTCAGATTCTCTCTTTGGGAAAGTGCGCTTATCCATAATAGTGAGGATGTCTGCCAATCTCGCCTCCGCGGTCCCGTCAATCAACATGGAACTGCGTAAATCACCATTCACTTCGTATAGCATACCGTTAAAAAATAAAGTCGTTATTATTCTTTCGGCCAGTCCTTATATATCGCATGGCTGTCCGTACCCGTGATGGTATTCTCATTCTCCGTAAGTCAATATCATTACAAGTAACCTGCATCAATAAGAATAAAATAGAGAAGAGGAATTCAAGTCCGTGCCTGCGCAATTCCTTCAAGTCAAAATCACGCTTAAGCCTATCGCAAATCATATACAGAAGCAGTTCCGTATCTTTGGAGATACCCAGCTTCCGATATATCGCCCTTTTCTGGGTCTTGACAGTCCAAACCGATTTATTCAGATTGTCTGCCACCTCCTTGTCGGCAAGCCCCTTGCAGTACTCATTCGCGACAAGCAGTTCCGTAGGAGAAAGGGAAATCATCATGCGACCCTTTCCACATCAAAAATACCTTTCCTCTTGTTAACCTCCCCTACTTTCCAGTCAGCATCCTCAACGCAGAACTCCAATCTCAATCGGGGGATAATTGTCCCCTTTATGGAGTTATACGCCTTAACCGGAAAAGTTAGAACTTCCCCTACCTCCATATCTCTCAAAGCCGGAGTGTAGTTTTCTGTGATTATTCGCTTTTTCATCGCTATAAAATTTTAATGATTAGTATTTGAGCTCTCCCGAGCCAATCCGATTGGCGGCATCACGTTTTATTCGGGAGATTTACTTAACTTTGCATTGCCACATTTAAAATTAAGTAAGTATGAGTAAATTCATTGAAATCCCTGTTAACGGGGAAAAGTGCATCATCAATCTTGATGCAATTCAGAGTGTATGTCCTCTAAAAGGAGGTGGGTGTGAAATCTACTTCCTTGAAGGAGCCTTGAAGAGTGTCAAAACCCAATTTCCATATTCCGAGTTACTAAAACTCATTTGGGTATAATTACTTCTTTTCTGTATATCGGGATTGAGAACAACTTGATAATTACTATGCAAGGTTCTCTCCCGGTATCACTCTTACTGACAAACCCGCTATTTGCAGGAAGTATTGTCACTTGCTTTTCTATAATTGCTTTCATAAGTTCGTTTTTACTCACGTTTATTAAATTATTTACTCCCCTCTCTATAGTTCATTCAGAAGAAACGCATCTTCACCATTTTCTGTCTTCACCTCTGTAATTAGGATATAAGCTGTAGAAACCAATTGAAACATCTCAGGGTGTCTCCTTATGAGTTTAGTATTAAGGTAATTCCTCCACCCTTTGTGATAAGCATAATACATCAAAACACCTCATTTATTTCACACACACGTTATTATTACTCCATTGAGAACAATCTCACCTCTATATCCGTCAATATGTGTCGATTCTGCATTCATAAAAGAAGTAATACTATATACAGGGCCACCTATTGCTGTTGAAAAATCCTTCATAATCATAAGTATTAAATATTATTCGTACGAAAGCAAAGGTTATTGCCACATTGCTATTTACAACATAATATGCCTATTATAGCACCCAACAAGGCTATTATTACTCTTAGGGAGGTATGAATAGATTTAAGTTTATCATCATTACTCATTTCAGTTTTAATTAATGTTTGTGCCCCAATAAGCTCTCTCTGCTCTTCTCACCGGAGTTATCAGCTACTGTACTTCACTGCATGACCGTTCGGGGCATGTCGGCTTCCTATTTCGCACCGTTGCAAATCTTTCGCTCGTTCTGAACTTCCATTCAGACATCGTCGCAAATTCTTGCTACTCCGGGTATCTCTCGCGTCCTCTATGCTGGGATTGAGGGTAAGCGCCAGTATCGCTTTCTGGAACGGATTACTTAGGGCAATCACTCCATTTCGTTCTCCATCTCCCATCAAAGGGTAGGTTCAATGACCGGACGGAGAATCTTTCAATTCGCCCATGCAAGGCTTTGCACGCCACTTGCGCAAGTATTCATGTTAAGCGTACAGCTATTCTGCATGGTATATGTAGCTGCCTTTTCTGCGAATAATTATCTTAATCGCCTACGTAACGGGAACCAAAGGCACCTTTGCTGTTCTGATTGTAGTAAGCTGAAGCTGGAGCGTTGCAGTAATCATAAGAACTTCTTCTTTCCGGTCGTACCAAAGCTGCTTTCATTACTTCTTTCTCAGCCTTTCTCGCTTCTTCATCAGCAACACGTTTCTTTTCGTTAGCCCAAGCGAGTTTCAAGCAATCACCGAAAGTCTGTACACCGTGAGTAAGCTGGTATAGCTTGAAATACTTTCTGTATATCTCGTGAGCCGCTTTCATAATCTTGTGTAAATCGTACTTTTTCATTGTCTTACTCCTTTTTAGGTATTACTTTAATTTTGCCAACTCAACTATTTTTCATTATTTTGTAGTCGTTGTTGACGTTGATGTTGCAAAGATAAGATTTTTCTTATATCAAATACAAGAAATGATATAAGAATATTCTTATATTTAACTTTTATTAATATTATGGAATTAAAGGACTTTATAACGGCATCTTTAGAGAACATCGCAGATGGGATTATTGAATCGAATATTAAATTATTGAATAAAGGATTCATTGTAAGCCCATCAGCAAGTAGAGTAAACGATAGGACAACACATCAAATTCCTTTAGTTCAAGATATAAGATTTAATGTGTATGTAGAAGAAAACAATGAAACTAATGTATCTGGGAAAGGTGGATTGAGGGTATTGTCAGCTGGAATGAATGCAAAAACAGAGGGTAAATATGGAAATTCTCTGTCGTTTTCCATTCCAGTAATTTACCCTCAAAATTACTTTTTACTTTCTGAAAAGACGTTTGAATATTTTCCAGACAAAGATAAAGGCAGCGATAGTGGCCGCTATATATACAAGGATATATAAAGTAGCAGCAATCATTAACCAATCAAACATAATTATGTATGTATTAAATTCAATGCAAATATAAGAAAAATCTTATCACATGACAGGCCAAGAAATAATAAATAGTGTTTTATCTGAATTAGATATTAAAGCTCCAACATTGGCTGAGAAGATAGGGGTGCTTTATCAAAGAATATTTGACCTCCAAAAAGGTAAAACAAAGAAAGTCTCTTCTCAACTAGCTAATGCTATTATAAAAGTATATCCTCAATTTCAACTATCTTGGTTATTAACCGGTGAAGGAAATATGCTTACCGATGCTCCATCACAGACGTACCACTCCAACGCCCGCCCAGTTGACGATTTAAGCTACATGAACGTGCCCGTTATACACATCAAAGCACAATGTGGTTATCTCGCCGGATATGGAGATACCGAATATATAGACACCTTGCCCACAATGCCGGTAATCGTAGATAAGACCTATCACGGAAAATACCGCATATTTGAAGCAGAAGGTGACAGTATGGATGACAACAGCAGGCTTGCCATCTGCGATGGTGACAAGGTTTTAGCAAGGGAAGTAAGACGTGACCTTTGGCTTCCCAAACTTCATATTAACGACTGGTACTTCGTTATTGTACACCGTACAAACGGCATATCCATCAAGCAAATCACGGCCCAAGATGATAAAGGTAATATCACCTGCCACTCGCTCAATGAGTTATTCAATGACTACACCGTTAACCTTGATGATGTAGTGGAGATATACAACGTGATTAAGGTTGTTGAACGCAATATGAGACTATAATATCAATCTAAAAAGTAAAATACTATGGATTTTAAAGACACTATTAAACAGCTTGCTGATAGAATTGAAAAGCTGAAAGATAACATTCAGACAGAAGAAGCTACTAAAAATGCTTTCATCATGCCCTTTATTAATGCTCTGGGATATGATGTGTTCAATCCTTTGGAAGTATTGCCAGAAATGACCTGCGATATTGGGACCAAGAAAGGAGAAAAGATTGATTATGCCATCATGAAGGACGACCAGCCTATATTGCTGATTGAATGTAAGCATTGGAAGCAAGATTTAAACCTACATGATAACCAACTACTACGCTATTTCAACGTATCAAAAGCTAAGTTCGGACTTTTGACCAATGGAATTATCTACCGCTTCTATACAGATTTGAAAGAACCCAATATAATGGATGATAAGCCTTTTTTGGAAGTGGATATTACGGATTTAAGGGATAATCAAATCGAGGAACTGAAAAAATTCCATAAATCATACTTTGATGTGGACAATATTCTGAACTCAGCCAGCGAATTAAAGTACATGGGAGAATTAAAGGCTATTATCCAAGAAGAATTCTCCTCGCCTAGCACTGATTTTGTGAAAATGTTTGCTACCAAAGTTTATGAAGGTAGAATGCTTCAAAATATAATAGACCAATTCACACCTTTAGTCAAACGCGCTATCTCTTCACATATCAACGATATTATTAATGACCGTTTGAAAGGAGCTTTGACAGTTAGTGATTCCAAAATAGAGGAAAGCCAAACAAAAAACAGTGGAAACACATCAGAAGAGACTACAGAAGAAGTAAATACAGAATCCAAGATTGTCACTACAGAAGAAGAGTTAGATGCATACAGAATTGTAAAAGCTATCTGTAGAAAGAAAGTAGATATATCCCGCATAGTATATCGTGATGCACAGACTTATTTCAGTATTCTGCTTGATGACAACAATCGCAAACCTATTTGTCGTATGTATTTCAATACAGCCACTAAGTATGTAGCCACTATTGATGAAAACAAGAAAGATGTGAAACATGTTATTGAAACCCTAGATGACATCTATAATTACGAGGATGATTTCTTCAAGACAATAGACATGTATGAGCACAAAGATTGATGTCAATTCGATTATAGCAAATATGAATCAAATAATTACCGAATGCTCATGTCAGTGGAAAACTCCAAACCATTGTTCCCTCACCCCTACCTGCAAAGGCTGGGGGTGTCGGTTCCTTGCCACTCCCATAGATAAGTTGCCGACCACCGACAAGGAGAAAGCAAAACTGTTCTCCAAGGTATACCGGGAAGCGAAAGAAAAGGGTGTACTGGAATGTCCGCACTATCGTTCGCTTTTCATCGACGAGGTTCTAGAGAACATTGAGAAAAGTAACGTTATACAACAAAACATGAGCTGATTTTTCCTATTTATTGTCGACATCAGATTTAAACCAGCCTATAAAGAAGTGATACACAGATTATAGCTATATTTTCAATACAATAAGTCTAGTTTAGTTTTTGTGTGAAGCACTTCCTCCGTAAGCGAACGTTGGAAGTGCTTTTTTAGGTGCAACAAGTACTTACGAAAAACAAGCAAATTAAAAATAGTTTCACTTTTGGGACTAAATAATTGCCGAAAAATTGCAAAAACAAAAATAAATCAGAAAAGCTATATAGACCTGCATCAAAAACATTTGTAAAGTATGAGGGCGATTTGCAGAAGTGGAATTAGACCATTCGAGCGTACCTGGGATTTTTATATCAATTACCCAATATCAGCTCCCAGTTATCCATAATGGCCATCTCTCAATGTAGCACATCAGGCTGATAAATTGTATAATTTATTCAAAAGCAATAAAATCTATGCACAGCTCTACCTTCCTTAAATATTATTTGTAGACTTTTATATATTTTGTCCTGTTTTATAAAAAAACATGTCATACTTTTGCATATATAAATGTTCTCCTGAACATTTTACATTTTTATTCTTTTGTGTCTGTGAAGACACAAAAAATGTTTGTTTTGTTTGTGTCATCCTCTCTTTTAGCGAAAAGAGAGGATGACTTTTATTATACTTAAGATATGAAAAGAGCGACTATTTAGCCGCTCCTTCTATTATTTCCTTCAACCGACACAATCTATCAATGGCCGGATTATAGAATGCATCCGGATAATGTTGCTTAATATCGCAGATATTCGCATTAACATACAGAGAGGTGTCAAAGATATGTTCCGCCTCACTTAGCATCACCTTTTTGGGTAATTGGGCTGTTTGTGCCCATTCAATTATTACCTTGACGGATTCCTCGTCGTATGCATATTTACTCTCTTCTGCCATAATTGCTTTATCTAATCATTTATAATTGAAAATACGTATCGTTCGCCATATCAACGGCATCCTCCAGACTACCGCCGTTCTCCTCCACAAATGCGACTATGGTATCCAAGAGCTCATCAAAGGAAGGCATGCTCTCATTCGTTGTCTTTTGAATATAGTCTTCCTTTGTAAAAGCTATATTCTCTATCAATTCAGTTTTCATTGAAATAAGCAGATATAATTACACAAAGGTAAGGAGATTCGGAATATAAAAAATATCAGTGTGATTTCCATAGTAAAAAAACAGAGGACTTGACTATAAATTCAGAACACTCATCCTTTAAAAAGATAAAAGCAGGCATTATATTTGTACACATGAAGCCGTGAGGCTTATGATTCTTGTTTAGCTGTATAAAGCCTTCCCTCCTCAATCTAAAGAAGAGAAGGCTTTCATTATGAAACAAAAAGCCTCGACATAAGCCGAGGCACACTATACAATAAAAAAATACCGCATTTGTCATAAACTTGTTAAATGCCCAATTCCAAATGGATATAGCTTCATAGCGACAACCAGTTATTCCCCTGCTTGGATAACTCAAATTATGAGTACAATGGGAGGAAACGGAGGTATAAGAACTTTCGTGCGTTTACTTGGAGCGAATGGGAGTCAGTAGCTCTTACTTAAAACTGTGGAGTTATTCTACAATACTGTGGAATGCGCCACGATATTCCACAAGGAAGTAAAAAAGAGTTTGCTTTATATTGCTGAAAATGAATGCAACATTGTTACATTGCCATTTTGGCATCAATTTTGTACTATGGTTTATGTCCTAAAATTTATCAGTAACTTATAGTTGTTATGGTTAGACAATAGGTATTAGTTTCATTAAGGTTTAAAGTTATTTTGTTCATATTGATTTTCATTCGGAAACTCTCTTTGTTTAGTATTGCATCCCGGTCTGTGAAGTATCGGGATGTTTTTACCTTGGAGGATTGCGGTTTTCGACTAAATACTATAACTTTGTATAGTTAGCCGATATAATACTATTTTATTCTTTGGAATAATGAAAGTATTCTCAGCCTGTGAGGGTCGGATGCTTTTGGTGGGTAATGCCGCCAATTATTCCAGTTAAGTGTTTAGGTTTTATGTTGTCTGCCCCATGAACGGACAGCATTGACAAAAAGTATTTTACCCGTTCTATCCGTGACGGCTTGGACGGGTTACAAGAGAATTCAAACAAGCCATTGACTTTCTATTTCTCAGCATGTCTTGTATGAGATTTGTTTCTTTGAAACAAAAGCGGTGAAAGTAAAACCGCACTCTCTATCCCACTGTAAACCAAAGAAATTATAAACAAATACATGCAGAAAGCTACGGGGATTTTTCAATGAAAAGAAGCAATTCATCCAACTGTCTTTTCCACAATTTCCATCACTACATGGCTTGACTCCAACCAGAACCAATACCACAACCAAAGCATAACTCCACCCAACCAAACAAAAGCCACATCAATATAATACAAATTTAATATCCTGCTAACCAATACACATAAGAGTTCTCCGCAAAGCACATAGGCAGCAACCATAGTAACAAACTGGTCATTGGCAACAGTTATCAAAACCAGAATGCCTATAACGGGAAGAAGGGAAATACAATCAATTAGAAGTCGTTGTTTGTCATTCATAACATAATAGAGATTAGAATACAAATATAAACATTATTTATATAAGACACCCCTCTATAACAGAAATATCTGACAAATAAGAAACAAACTATTATTACAATTATAAACCCAAAGAGTGACTATTCAGTCGCCTTTTCCATAAACAGTCAACAAATATCCACTAATCATCAGTAAAACATATATCTACTATCGCACGTTTAACAACGCTCTCTTATCTCCGACAAAACCTCAGCCACACAAAAGCTGAGGTCCAGCATGTGTCCTTTCAATATATACAATCAATTAAAGCACACAATAATGGCTGAAAGTAACCAAGATAAGCATCCAACTTTCCCTCAAACATCTTCTCTAACATATCTGACTTGCAAATATTTATGACAATAGCCTGCCTTCCTACTCAGTCTTAAACTGGCTTAAAACTCTTTACTCAATAGTTCTGCAGAAACAGCTTTGTGTTCTTTAACCCAGTATCCATCGTTTTTTCAATTATAAAGGTAAATGATAACTCGGATATCTTATATCCGAGTTATCATTTACACAATCTTATGAATGGTACCGATTTTTCATATCAATTACTTATTGACATTCATTTCCATCAATTATGTAATTTTCCCCAATAGGGAAAAAGAAAATTGTCATTCAACAGATTCACCTTTTTCGTTCAGAAGAACCGTTACCTCTTCAGCGGACTGGTCATCTTTAGTAAGAACCAATACGACTTTATAAACCTTGCCGATTTCTTTCTCTGCAACAAACACTTCTTTTATTGTAGCCCTCTCATAGTCCTTTGCCAATGTGTTTACTACAGCCTGGGGAAGATCTTTCACTTCGATTTTTGTAAATTCATCTTGGGGATCTTGCAAAGCCTGAATTACAGACTGTACTTCTGATGTAACGTGAGCGAATGCTACTGAACTACCTAATCCCACAACCACTGCTAATGCTACTAATACTTTTTTCATAATCGTAATTTTTAAATGGATATTAATTTTATGCCTTTCATTACAGTAATTATAGAACAAAACAAATGCCAAAACAGAAATGAGAATATAATAACCTATTAAATAGGGTTTTAATAAAGAAGCAAGGAATTATCATGTGTAGAAATGTGTAGAACAGAATACCACATAAGGGGAATAATACCACAGTAGAATAGCTTTAATTTCCTGAAATGAGAGATGACATTAAAAGTTACATAAACCTTGGATAACAATAAAGTCCGTACTTGGGAAAGTCTGGACTAAGGAAAAGGAACTTTCTTATGCCTTATTCCCTCCATAAGACTGAACAAAATTACAAAAAAGAGACAATAAGATACATAAAACGGACATTAAAACAATTTTTCTATGCCTATATTTGAGAAAAAGAAAAAAGAGAGCTACTTTAGCCTAAAATTTCATATCAAAGCACCTTTATCTGTAGCAGTTTCAAAAAAACGCATTTTTTTAAGCTTTGTATGTTTCGTTTAAGGCCACCTTCCTTTTGAGCGCAAGAGGAAGGTGTTTTTTTCAATCCCTTTCCACGTATCATTACCCATCTTGCGATTCTTTGTCACTACGCTTCTTCTTCTCTCACTGTTTCAGCTCCAACTCCATTTTTAAATCCGGATTAGTTTTTTCAACATCAATTATTCATCCTGCGCCTTACGAAGCCGTTCAAGCTGTTTCACAAATCGCCATTTCTTCTCTGAAACCCACTTCTGAATGAACATGTTGCACTCCCGCCTTGAACTCCTCGCCATCCACATCAATGATATTACCGCCATATCCACTTGATAATTTGTCTATGTTATCTTTTCATTATTTTCTTGAAATCAATTTCAATTTGTCGTCCCATGTTTACTATAGCACTATCCACCTTATGTATTTCTGCCGGTGTAACAGCGTCCTTGTATCTGGCTTTGCCCAACTTGAATTTCATGTCGTCCAAAGTCCCCGATATGTTCAAACCTAATTTGAACGGTACCGGTGATTTCAAGATGGAAATATGATAGTCAAAGTTCATATCCAATCCTTGCGTACCCCCTACCGCCGCTTTGTAACGGTCCATCGAAACTTCAAAAGGATAGATTGTCACTTTACCGTCTCTGATACTAATATTTGCTGAAATACTATCGATTAAATTCTTCTTTTTGTTCTTGAAAAAGAATTTCTTTGAGATTTCAGCGAAAGTCTCACCGTCCATCAGTACAAGACTGTCCCCTTTTACATGAATGGCCGAGCGCAAGGTCGGTATCTTGATGTTAAGGTTGGAATCTAATGCCGCAGCTGCCGCCATATTGAAATCCACAGTTCCTTCGAATGAACGTAACATGGGCACGATTGTATCCAAAGAGGGTGCAAGGTCGACCAACTTTCCTATGTTAATGTTATGCAAGCGGAAATCAAAACCCGCAAATCCTTGTTCCGGACGTTTTGCCTGATAAACAAGCGTAGTGTTCATTTCCGAACCCATACCCTTCATGCTAAGCTCCTTCAGGTACACAGATTGGTTACGAATATCTACGGCCCCGTGGACATCATTGAAGATCACTTTTTCATAAAATACTTGTCGGAAATGGGTTTGCAATTCAAAGTCTAACTTCGGTGGTATGACAAACAATTTGAGATTCGTAGAAATTGTATCTGTTTCTGCCATAATTGTATCCGAGGGAAAGGATATTGAATGTATCAGCTGGTTGCAGTCTAAATGCTCTGACGAAACATTCAGCTTGGCACGTAAAACTTTGTGATGTTTCGCAGCTCCATACAAATCATGGATTACCCCACTTGCCGTAATGTCAGATCTACCTATACGCATGGTAGCGTTACGTAAGGTGACAGTACGGTTTCCCACTGTTACAGCGGTTTTTTGCATATGTATGGGAAGTGCACATTCCGGAATACAGACAGCCATATGATTAAACCCCACGATGCCATCGGGCATCCACAATGAATCACGTATTTTTTCTGCGGTGATTCCTATACCTGCTTTGTTCATTCCAGCTTTGACTCCTCCCATGCGACAAAACAAGGTGTCTGTCTCCATAACAAGTCCTATTTGGGGCTTGCTTGGATTATGTTCCCCCGGCTGTACTTTCAATGTAGCAGAGGATTTTCCGCAAAACAAACCAAGAGAATCCCCTAAAGCAACTTTTAGCTTGTGCATTTCCATTTTACATTCTACCTGAGCCATTCGGGTTGTGTCTTTGGAAGGAATGGTCCTGACGGTAGCCACAAGACTTTTCATATCAGAGTCTAATTGAGGAGAACGGAGAATCATATCCTTGATTTGGGCATGCCCCCCTAACCATTCATTGCCGGCAAAGGCCAAAGATGCGTTACTTATGAACTCAAAATTCCTCTGAGTATCACGTAGCATGAATTTATCAGTCTTGAGTTTTCCTTCAGCCGTGATACGTCCCCAATCCCGCTTCTTTATAGAGGACATACGGCAGCGTACTCCCAAATCGGTTTCCATTTCCCCTTCCATACTGATGCTTTCTTGTAATGGAAAAGCATGCTTCAGCGCATTCAGGTCTATGGTTGATTCAGCATGGAAAGTGATATCGGGATCAGCCAACAGATTCTCTACTTTCATATCAGCCTGTATGCTGGTATTTGCCCCTTTAAAATGGAATGCCTTCAGATTCAGATAGGAGGGGCTATCGTGCATCAGATCTATTTGAGCAAAAAAATCGGCTTCTAATTTGTCTATGCCATAAGGCAATCCGGCATACCGGGCAGAGGCATCCTTAATTTTGATGTCCAATGTGGCCAATGGTAATTTTTGTTTTCCATAGGTTCCTTTCAGCTCTCCTTTGAAAGCAACCTCTCCTTTGACAGATACCTCTTTCTTTTGCAGAATACTTTCTGGAATCATGTGCAATACGGTTTCCAACGAAGGAGCGTGCAACCCATATTGCAGGTCTAAATCAAGGGTTTGGGCTATTGCATCATGACGCAATGTTCCCTTTACCCCTAATTTAGTACCGTTTATATTGATTAGAGCGTCACGCAGAAGGAGAGTGCGATGAACGGCATCCAGTTCAATGTCAGTCCTCAGATGAATGCCGACACGATTAGTTATCAGTTGCCCATTTTGCCAGAAAAGGACATTCTTGTTCTTGAAATCCAAAGCCAATACAGAATGTTCCTTTTTCATGTTTGCTTTCAAGTCCAGATTCATGTCCCATAGATTGGCAAAGATATGTGTGTCTCGGTCATCCATAGTTACCGTAGCATGTTTTATGGCAACCTGTTCGACATTAAGTTCATTCACATGCCTGGCCGTATCTGTTGATGATGAAGCTATATTTGTCGTGTCGGGGAACAAAATGTCCCAATTTGCAGCTCCAGTCCCGTCCTTGTATGCATAGATATTGGCACTATCTAAGGCAAGCTGATGGATATTTACCTTTTGCTGTTGCAAATAATCCATTACATCAATTACCAATACGGCTTTCTTGAAAGACAATAATGTGTCAGTCCTTTGCCACATGGTGTCACGAATAACCTTTGAAACCAATGTTCCGTCTTTCAGTTTCAATCCGAGCCGTGGAAAGGTGGAAAAGAAAGTAAGTTCTACATCTTTTATATCCAATTTTGCATTCAAATTCTGATTGGCAGTTTTCAATACCACCGGAGTTAACTTTTCAGAAGTAAACACAAAATTCAGAGCAATTGCAATTACTATAAAGGCGGCTATAATCAGCCCTTCTGATATAATGCCGGATATTTTTAAAATTTTTCTAGTTTGTTTTTCCATATCTTGATAAAAAGACACTTGCAAATCTACATATAAAGCATCGATAAATCAGCAGCCGACAATGTCTAAAAGCAAATAAAAAGAGTTTATGATTTTTTTTTCGGAATTAATGAACAGTACTGTATACTTCTCAGAGTAGATAAACACAGATTGATTTTTTATATCTTGCCTCATTAGAAATATAAAGCCTTTAAATAAAGTGTATCCAATCCTCATAGACTAAGCCTGCTTTCATTATTCCCCCAAAGAATAATGAAAGCAGTATTGACTAACTATACAAGATTGCAGCATTCAGTCGAAAACTGTAATCCTCCAAAATGAAAAACATCCCGATGCTTCACAGACCAGGATGCAATACTAAACAAAGAGAGTTTCCGAATGAAAATCAATATGAACAAAATAGCTTTAAACCTTAATGCAACTAATACCTATTGTCTAACCATAACAACTATAAGTTACTGATAAATTTTAGGAGATAAATCATAGTACAAAATTGATGCCAAAATATCAGCGCATCGACATTATTCTCATTTTCAACAACATAAAACAATTTTATTTTTTACTCCAGTGTGGAATTGTGCGGAATATTCCACAATATTGCAGAATCGCTCTACAGTGCCGCAATTGAGAAAGCAATACCTTAACGTATCTGGAGCTTAAATTTAACATTTGCACTATTAAATCGTTAACGAATATATTTACCAGCTAAACCTTGTTATAAGATGGCAATGAAAAGGTTGAAAATTTGCACAGTCCTTGCAATTCCGTACATTTGCAATGTGTTTTTCATAGTATTAGATATAAGGTTAAACTAAGATTGGCTGTCTGGGATAGATAGCCTTTTTTGTATATATTCACAAACAACATTTCAAAGTCAGGTTTATCTCTAATTCATCCGATGATTTGAAAAGACTTCCAGTATAGGATGCATTAACAAACAAGATATTTTACCCCAACATTATGTTCAAAAGCTTTTCCCTAATTTGCTAAAAACAATATTTATTTCTACATTTGAATTTTAACCAATTATATAGTATCACTAAATATAAGGATATGAAAAAGTTATTATTTGTCATGTTGGCATGTACAGCTACACTTGTCTTTGCATCATGCAGAGAGAAAAAGGCTAAAGACAAAGTTAAAGAGCATCTGGAAAATGTAAAGGAATCCGTCGAAGAAAACCTTGAAAAGACACAGAAACAGATTGAAGAAAGGACAGATGATGTAAAGAAGGCTCTGAATGAAGCTGGAGATGAAATTGAAAAAGCAAAAGACAAGAACCCATTTAACTTAGAAACATTATGAAAAAAATTAATTTACTACTGCTTTTCCTCCTATTAGCCTGCACCTTGTCTGCCCAGGATGGTATTTCCATCTTTATTGGCAGAGCCAACCGCTACGCAGCCGTGGAGCTTTCTGATTATAAGAAACGGCTATGTCTGGAATACAACATTTCAAGCCGTTCCTTGGACGATTACTACAAACGCTGTGGAAAAGACTGGGGAAATGTGGGGATTGCACTTGAGGTAGCCAGAACTTCCGGAAAAAAGATGCATGATGTATGCGATTATTACAACCGGTATCAACGTTACGGATGGAACCGTATTCTTGTGGAGATTGGCATAAATCCGGGAAGTGTATATTATACCCCTTTCTATGACAGAGTCCATCACCATAGTGACTGCTGGCATGAATACTATAATTCATACTGTGAGCGCCATGATAAATTTCACCATAAGAAACACAAATATAAAAAACCGAAGAGACACCACAAGAAGCACTATCGATATTACGATGATGATGATGATGACGATTGATTTGGCTTTGAAATCCAAGCATTGAAACACTAAAAAAGAGGGGATAAGCATTAAACTATGCCTATCCCCTCTTTTATATCAATGAGATTTCTGTTCCGATATTTTCTTCAAAATCTGTACGCAGCCCCGATGTTGATGACACCCTGATCAAAATCACTGACCAACTGGTACTTAAATTCAAGATTCATGGCCCAATTACGGCTCAATGCAAATTCGGCTCCAACTCCCAAGTTTACACCGAAACGACATTCATTATGATTCCCATCGCCATCCACATGAACATGATCCCCATCCCAGTCAACATCATACATATCAAACATCCAGTTGGACAAAGTCAACCCAAACAGTGGATAAAGCTTGACATTGCTAGCTACCGGACACAGATAATGAAAATTCACGTTCACATCCAGCATGCTTACATTGTCATTTTCAAAAAAATAATTAAGAGAGGGCTCGATACGCATAGGATTGGTTATATTATACTGATACTTGATTCCCAATCCGATACTTTCAATTTCTGTACCATAACCAAGACCGAAACCTATGGCTTGTTTCCCTTTCTGCGCATAAGCACCTACTGACAACAAAAAAAGAGTTCCTAATAAAATGAATAATTTTTTCATACTACACCGTTTTATTTTAAAACAGATAAAATAATTTATAGATTGTCTACAATAAAAAAGTTAAACTATTAATAAAAATATACTCAATCAAGGGATCGTAAGGGAACTATTTAAAATTTATACCCCAGAGTAATACCGATATTCGCATTGTGCGGAGCATCCCCATCCATAATCTTGCAGAAGCCAAGCTGTGTGTCAACCCCCACAAGAATTCGGCCAAACTCTACCCCAAGACCGATGTTCCAACCGGCATCGAACCTATTGTAATTCAAGCCGTCATCACTGAATGTATCGACTTTCTCATCTCCATTGATATTGATACCTCCAACAGATGCCTTGCCATCGAACTTGGCCTTACCACCTACCCCACAGGCAAGATACGGCCCTGTCGCAATGACCAGGTTAGTATTGTCTGCAATATTGAAACGGAATTGTACATTGATGGGCAATTCCAAATAAAGCTGGTTGATCTTCACATCTGCATCCGCATCTACGACGCTACCGCTATATCCACTTGAATATTTCGCACCTTTCTGTGAGAAGAATAGCGAGGGCTGTAAGGAAACAAGGTCGCTGAATTGGTATTCCATTCCCACTCCAATGCGTGCTCCTGGTTTAAATTTGGAATGGTCAGAGTTTTCACCGATGTAACTGCTGAGATTGAGACCGGCCTTTACATTGAAAGACAATTGCGCAAATCCCATCGTGCAGAACAGCGCAAATAGAACAGTCAAGAAACTTTTTTTCATCATAATTACAAATTAAAAAAATATTAGGTTGTTATTCTTGTCAAAACCTTCTACCGCTTTTTTGTCATAAACACCACTAACAGCTATAAAAGCTGAAACAGTTAAAATAATCTTTTTATATCATATCCTAATTAAGAAATACTTGCAAATCTATATATAAAGCTTCAATAAATTAGCAACCGATAATGTTTAAAAGCAAACAAAAGGAGTTTATGATTTCTTTTTCGGAATTAATGAACAGTATAGCATACTTTTCAGAGCAAACATAAAGCTTCAAATTCTTGATAAATGGAAACTGTTATAGATAATAAGCTCAATCTTTTGCGTGATGTAGAGTGAGCTGTGGGAAGGGAAATCCTATTCCTTCTTCATTAAATGTAGTATAAACTATTTCATTGATATCATACAGCACATTCCAGTAGTCCACACTTTTTACCCAGACACGGACTGTAATATCGATGCTGCTTGCACTCAATGAACCTAAGACAATAAGGGGAGCCGGTGTATCCAATATACGGCTGTCTGCATTTATTATGCGCTGTAAAACGGCTCTGACTCTCTTTACATCCTCACCGTATTCAACACCGAATACCCATTCAACACGACGCTTGTCCTGCTTACTGTAATTAGTGACGGCATTACCACTGAGACTTCCATTAGGTACATAAATCATGCGGTTATCAAGAGTGGAAAGTATAGTGTGAAATATCTGTATTTCCTTTATCGTACCACTTACTCCCGGACCGTCTATGTAGTCACCTACTTTAAACGGTTTGAAAACAAGTATAATCAGTCCACCGGCAAAATTTGAGAGATTACCAGACAGCGCCATACCCACAGCTACACCGGCAGATGCGAGTAACGCCGCAAAACTGGTGGTCTCCACACCGAGTTTGCCGATTATGGCAAAAGCAAGAATCATGTTCAGCAGTATCTTTATCAGACTCTTCAAAAAGGTCTGTACACTGGTTTCAATCTTCCGTTTTTCAAGTATCCTAGCTACTAATGCACTTATCTGTTTGATGATGAAACGCCCGATTACATAGATTAAAATAGCGATTAATATATCCTTACCGGCATCCATACCAAAATCCACCAATTTTTCCAATGCCTGTTCAAGTTTACCTCCAGCGGCAGACGTGTTCAATAAAAACAAAATCATTTCCGTATAAATAAAATAAGATTATAAAATAGGGTTAAATTCAGCGTACAAAGATAGTCAAATTCAAATGGCTATCATATATAATCTATATTTATTGCCAGCATCTGATTCCAACCAACATACTAAAGAATTGATACAAAAGCTATAACCGCATTTCAATACTATAAATACAATTTGTTTTTGTGTGAAGCCTTTCTCCATAAGCGAACATTGGAAGCGCTTTTTTGCACCTCAACACTATTTAATTCATAAGCGGAAAAATTATCAAAGCAAATTTAAAAAACTATATATAACCATATATCAAACAACAACATAACATTCATTTTCTTATCTTTAATGCAGAAACAAGTGGGCACGCATGTTTTATGATTTTACTAATCACATCTGTATAATATTAGTTTCGCGACAACCATTATACAGTAATAATCTTATAAATTATGGAAATCAAGAAAACATCCAAAGCAAGCCTGGAAAACAAGAAGTCAAATTGGCTACTTGTAGGTTATGTAATTGTGCTGGTCTTCATGTTCGTTGCATTTGAATGGTCGAAGCGTGATGTTAGGATTGACATG